AAGATAAATCTTCTGACTTCTTAGATGTAGAAATTGATAAACTAATTGAATCTGGAAAATCTTCAGAAATTCTTCATTATCTTTCAAGAGATACTTCATTAGTTAGTACTGAAGCTTTAGTTAAAGAGGCACTTCAAAAGAGTGTTCTTAAAAAGAGCGGACACAAAATTTTATATCATGATTCAGTTTTAGGTTCTGAAATTGAGGATGTAGCACAATATTTTATGCTGCCCGAAAATCAAGATTTAAAAATCAGAATTATGGAATCTATAAAGTAGAATTATGACTATAAGAGATATGGAGTACGACTTTAAACTAAAAATGAATAAAGTCGATAGTAATCAAAATGCCAGTTTTTCTATACCAGAAATAGACTGGATTTTGAATGAGGCTCAAGAACTTATAGTAAAAAGAATAGCAAAACCCAGAAGATATAATGGATTAGGTTTTGAGGTTACACAAAGAAGTACAGATGATATTAAATCTATAGTTATAAATAATTATAGTTTAAATATTAAAAATAGTATCATAACTTTACCTCATGATTACTGGTTCTTTATATCAGGTTATGTACAGGCAAGTAAAAAATCTTGTCAGAATAAAAAATTAAGATTAATCATACGTCAGCATGATGATATGTTTAATGAGAGTTCTTTTAATAAATCTTCTTTTGAATGGAGAGAAATTAATGGAACATTTTCTAAAGATGGAATAAATCTCCATTTAGAAGATTTTGAAGTTAACAGGGCTTATGTGACTTATATTAAAAAACTATCTTACATTCACAATGCCCAAGACTTTAGAGGGGGGTCTTATAGACTGCCTTCCGGTGAATTACTTACAGGTTCACAAGATTGTGAACTACCAGAGGGTATTCACAGAGAAATTGTAGACTTAGCTGTTTTAATTGCATCAGGGCAAATTCAATCTCCTGGATTTCAATTTCATCAAGCTAAGGCGAATTTAAATGATTTAATAAATTAAGATATTATGGATAGAAGTAATGCAGTATTTCAAGTATTAGTAGTAGACCCTTCTAAAGCTCCTATAGGGGCGGGAAGTGCGGTAGAAGACCTCACTGAAGGTCAAATTGGTATTTTTGATGCCAGCACTAATTTAGCTATTGATGGCACAGAACAAGTAAGAAATTTCTACATGGCTGTAGGAATAGATTCAGATGGAGATGGACAAGTAGATACCATTGATAAATCTTGTGGTCAGCTTATTCAGGCCAGAAATATCACTGGCTATACTTTTAGACCCCACACAGCAGCTCAACCTATGGTTGTTGAGTTCACTGGTTACAAACCTAAGTGTGGAGCTGATTACGGTATTAGGCTAGAGTTTAGAAATCAACAGGTATACGATCACCAAGGATTTAATCAATTTTCTAAAAGCTATGTAATTCATACTGAAGAATGTGCAGATTGTGGTGATGAGTGTGAACCAGCTAATGTAAACTTACTTACTCAGAATCTAATTAGAGAAATTAATTACGATAATGATGATATGGTTACTGCTGTCGCAATTGCAACGGAAGCCTTAGTAGCAGCTACACAAGGTACCTCTCAAGATTATGCCGAGGGTGATGAAATTAGTGAAGATGATTTACAAGTTCTAGTGGACTTTAACGAAGCTCAGGAAGATGAAACAACTAAAGTATCTACTGGGATTAGACTAACAACTAAACCCATTGCTACTAGAAGATTTGTTGATATTAACACACGTTATCAGAAACCCAGAGGAACTATTATTATCCCTTCTATGATTGCTGGTTTTGGTACCCAGGGTTCTTTTGAGACCACTCAAGAAGCAGCTTTTGAAGAGGGTAATGGTTATGATCTAAGATACAGAGAATATTGTGCTGCTGGATACAATGGAAGAGGAGGAGAAGGCGTATATCGCACCTATGCCAATACTGGACTAGCCAGAGAAATTGATTATAGAGTTGACCAAAAGGCTAAGTATGATGTAATTAGTCTTTCATATAATCAACACTCAAGATCAGCTTGGTTAGAGTACAGTAATGCCCTAAGAACAGAGATTGGAATACCTACTTTTCAAGGAGTTTCAACTGCTGCAAAAGATGGTATCCTTCTGGTCCTGGACAGAATAGTAGATCAGGTAGGATTAGATTCTTTATCTGATGATGCAGCTAGTGCTAGTGACAACCCCGAATTAGTAGAAAAGACTGAGGATAAAACCGCAGACACTGACGGCATAGCATAATGAGTTATATAAATAGTTTATCACAATCCGGGAGTTCATACTCCCGGATTAACAATCTCTCCATAACTGACACTAGTTTATACTTTGAACTAAGGTCAGTTAATTCTGAGGCTATAAGTTCAGTATTTTTAAACACTGCAAGTAGAATAGCAGCAGGAGAAGATAGTATTGATATAACTAACTATGTTAATTTAATTGGAGATAATCAAATAGCTACTGTGAGTATTTGCACTTTTCTTGGAGGATGTGCAAATACTCTTTTTTTCAATTGTTCTGATCTAACTAAGGAACTTTTATTTTTAGAAGTATATCTGGATAATAGCTATGAAGAATGTGGAGAATGTAGTTCAGACAGTTTTATAATTGTAGATATTTCATCTGAATATAACTTATTAACTAAAAGTGTAATATCTTATAACAAGAAAAAGAAATGTTTTGAATTAAGTGATTGCCTAAAGAATAAGGTAACTGCATTGCTTCTACTAGAAGAGCAACTTAAGTCAGCCTTTCATTTTGAGGCTATTGAAGTGTACAATCATTATAAATCTCTTTGTTGTGATTAAAGAAGATAAATCTAACTTTAAAAAATTCTCTTTAAACAAAGAGTATAAAATATTTTTTGGTGAAGAGTCATTTCAACTCTACGAAAAAATGATTTTGGAATGGTTAAATAATAAGACCACAAATAAAAAAGATAAAATTAAGTTACAGAGCTTTAAAAAATCTCTTGACTATAAAAAATTGTAATATGTATAGATGGATTCAATGTAAATTAAAAGAGCTAGAGTGTAAGCTAAATAAGCTCATTTCTTCTCAATCTATATCTTCTACAGTAGCCATAGAGGATGAAGGAAATCAAGTTGCAGATAATGTAGAAAGAATTAATTTTGTTGGTCCAGGAGTTACAGTTACTGGGGGTAATGATAGAACTACAGTTACTATTTTAGAAGGAGTAGGAACAGGAACTAGTAATATAGATTTAGATATAGACAGAGAATTATTAAGTTTTTTTATTACAGATGCTAATGGGAATGTACTTACACAAGTTCCGTCAGCTACTCCAAACGGATTAGCTGGAGCTTTTAGTTCTCCTGATAAATTTAAATTAGATGGTATTGAAAATAATGCCACGGCGGATCAGACTGGAATTGAAATAGTTCAACTTATTAATAGTCAATTAGGTTCTACTATCTGGCAACAGGGTGGTTCTAGTAGTAGCGGAGGAAACTCTTTACCCGCACTAGGTTCCCAAAGTATAGAAGTATCTGGACAAAATATTATTTCTGCTATTATCTCTACTGACTCAGGTAATACTTTAGAATCAAGAGTTACGGGTCTATATGTACCTCAAGGAACCTCTGGAAGTTCCTCCGATTTAGGTACTTTATCTGGCCCCTCTTCAGTTGAAATTACTAATACAGGAGGTTCAAATGCTACTGTAAATGCTGTGACAACCACTTCATCTGGTGTAGCGACTCCTCAAGATAAAATTGATATTACTGACAATACTAACGCTAGACACAATGCTGCTACGGGGTCGGGGGCGATTAGTATTACTAGTTCACAAGTGGTTAGCTTGTCTATCTCTCCAGACACAGATAACACCCTTCAGGAAAGAACCAATGGACTTTATGTACCCCCTGGTTCAGGGGGTGGAGGCTCTTCATTAGTAAGAATTACTGATTCAGGAAACTTGGGTTTGTTTTCTTATTCGGTAAGACGATATGGCAATAGTGCTATTTCTGTGACAAACCCTTCTAGTGGGGAATATTTATTTGTAGTACCAGCTAATAGTGAAACTATTTGGTATAATCTTAAAGGAGATAGCAGCACAGTTAACGGAGTAGGAGAAATAATAATTAAAGTAGATAACTCTGCCAATGGATTTGACTATGAATTTATAGTGTCGCTAGATGATGAGGGAGCAGAACAATTTCCCAACATGTTTTCAAGAGGACATATAATTAGTGAAACTAATATCAACAACATAACAACTATAACCATACCAAACATAGGAGGTAACTATCCTAATGGCTTCACATTAAAACTAAGATAAAATGGCTTTACTAACAAACTTTACCGCAGCCATCAGTTTTGCTGATGTAGTTAACAACGGGGGAGGCTCATATAATTCTACTTTAAACTTTAGAGTAGATCAACTATCAGAAGGATATGATCCAAATGATGTCCAAGTAGGAGATCGTATTGTTACTTCTGATAAACTTCACTTTGAAGTTACAGCTATCAACTCAACTAACTTTTCTAATGCTTCTGTAGTTTTACAGGGTTTGGGAACTACTAACGCTCCATCTGGGGCTGGTATGATTTATCATTACGATGGAGTTATTGATCTGGTATCTTTACCCCCTCTTAATTCCTCGGGTATTTCATCTGCTGTTCAGGCTAATATCTTAATTCACAACTTTGAATTACTAAAAGATATTGAACCCGGGAATCCAGTGACAGCTTTTAGTGTTAACTCTTCTTCCGTTCCAGGAGGAAGAACAGTAAGTCATGAATTTACTATTACACTCCTTGGAGGAGAGACTTTTCAACAAACTATAGAAGTCAACAGAGATATTGATTTTTATTTAAACAGTTTAGTTGACACTGTTACTGATCCTACTATTTCTTTGTTAACTAACTTTAGTACTATTGATAGTAACGGTATTTCTAGTGGTGATGATAAATTAAAATTTGAAGGGGCTGGTGGAATTACCATTACCGGTAAACAATTAAATACGGAAGATGATATTACTCTCATTATTGATGGTTCTGGTATTTCTACAGGAGATAATACAGTAGTAACCGCTGGTGACATTACTGGGGATGGTAGTGCTGGTAATCCGGTTACTTATGTTAGACCTGCACCTTCTTGGAATGAATTGACAGATATTCCTCCCGGGTTTGCTGACAATATTGATGATGAAGGAGCTTTTACTGATGATCAAAATCTTTCCTTAAGTGATGGAACTGGAGGAAGCATCAACATAGATATTGAAGATGGTACATCAGTAACTTTTACTCCTGGAACAGATATTGGATTCACTAGAATAGGAAATGCTGTAACTATAGATTCTACAGCCACACCTGCATCTGGGGGTGCTGTCTTTACTGATATTCAAACTCATGATTCAGTAGAATATAGAAGTGTATTTATTCAACAATCAAATGTCACTCAAGAAACTCCAACATTTACTGGAACATTCCCAACTAATCAACACACTCTTGACGCTAAAACCCATACTTTATTAAAAACTGAAATTACAGGGGATAGTAATACTACAAACAGCTTAGGGGAATATAAATTAACTATTGATAACTTAGATGCAGAAAATATGTTCTTTAATTATCAAATAATTGATAAAACTAGTAATCAAAAAATTGACGAACACGCTAGGGGTAATATTCTTACTCAACAAAGAATAGGTTCAGATCAGATTCTTATTACGATTCCTAATATCGGAGGAAACTACCCTAATGGATTTATTTTAATACTAAGCTAATGATTAATACAAGATTTTATCTAGTAGGAGATTTTTCTAACATAACAGGAGATGATTCTTCCTACAGCGGAACTTTTAGCACCAGAGTAGATCAATCCGGCATTGGGTACAGTATCTCGGATATTGAGATTGGTTTTAGGCTGTTTACCTTATCCAGACAAATTTATGAGATAACCTCTATTAATTCTCAAACTTTTTCTACTATAGATATTGATTTTATTCCAGTAGAGGGAACTCTGGGGGTTCCTAGCGGGACTTCAATGGTATATCAGTATGATGGCACCATAGAAACTCTTCCTGCTCCTCCAGTTAATTCTAGCGGAGTTTCTTCCGCAATGTCGTCGACTATATTAATTCATAACGCGGGAGTAATTGCCAACCAAAAAGTAGATTATGGCCGCATACGTTATGTGAACAAGTCTCAGGGAGACAATGATACTGCTGTTACAGGAGACCCAACTAAGCCTTGGGAAGATTTTAGAGCTGCCATAGAGTCTCCTGGGTTACAAGAAGGAGATATAATTCACACTTATAACTCTAACTACGACTTTCAAGACGACTTAGGAGGGAAGATATTAAACCCGCCTTCTGGATTACTCATGTCTTTTGATAATGTTTATATTAGTAGTGATTCTACTAGTCAGCATTTTCTTTTTGGTGTAGAGTTGTATTCAACTGAAAACATAGAATTTACTGGAGACACTTATACCCTATCTGTTCTGGGGAGTTTAAGATTAAAAGCTGTCGGTCTTGTTGGTATTTATGTTGATGACGAAAACTCTGTACTGTCTGATGGAAGAGTTATTCCTAATATTGACATGTCCGTTACTATAGAAGAGTTTGAACCTATAGACTCCTCTAATATGTTGTGTGCAATTAATGGAGGAAGTGACAATACAATAAATTTAGATGGTAAAGTTTCACTAGTAAAAAAAGCGGAAGGAACTATTTTGTCTACTGGGTTTTTTGGTATCTCCAGAGACAGGCCAATGAAAAATAGATCAATTAGATTTTTAATTGATGAACTAGAATTGGCCCCTCTTAATATCCGACCCGGATTGTGGTTGCATAGTGATAGGCATCATTTAGAGGCAAATGATGTCCAATTTATTATTAATAAAGTTTATGCTCCTACGCCCTTAAACTATAGCGGAGATTTAGGAAGCAAAAGAGGACAACTATCGAGATTGATAACTTTGGAAAGAGGATGTAAAGTAACAAACTCTAATATACAACTCTATGTAGGGGAACTTATTATGAAGGCTAGAGGCTCTAGTCTTTCTTTTCAAGGAGACAAAGATTACTCTGACGTACTATATTCTTCCAATACTCTGGGAGATAACCCTAGAATGATTAGACTTTCTGGTGAGGTCCAAAATACTTTAATAGATATTGAGTTCAGAAGTGCAGTAGTTGAAGACGGATTGTTGCTGATAGATAGACTAACCGGAGACGGAGAGGTATTACTGAGAGGTAATGTAGTTTCCAGACAACAAAGTGTAGTTAAATTAGCTCACTCAGGCGACAACAAAATCACCCTTTCTGGATTATTTGCAAGTGATACCGCGCCAGCAATTTCTTCTGATTTATTAGGAAATACAAATACTAAAAATATTAACTTGTATGGCTCTTACCTAACTAAATCCTCCGCTTTTCCCGCTTTAGCAGTTAACCGCCCCATAACTTTAACTAACTGCATTATTTCAAGACCCAATACAGATGGGATAAGGCCGGCAATAGAAACTAATGTATCGGGCTTAACTATTAAATACGGAGACGTTCGTTATGATGGCGAAGGTGACATATTAGACCCCACTATTTCTGGAGAAGTTCTTCCTCAATTAGACAATTCTAGTGGAAACGGCACAACGGCTGAAAATTCTGCTGAACTGTACAATTTTTCTTTTAATGACTCTAAAACTCTGGATAATGTCCCATCTTCACGCAAAGGTGATGTTCTTTTATTAAAAGACAATTGTGAGGTTTATAAGTACATTGGTACAGAAAACAATTGGGAATTAGTAGGAACCGTTTTTCCTACTTATTCAGTAATTGATATAACAGGAGCTGAGGAAAGTTACGATTCCCCTAGTGGAGACGGACAATTACAGGTAAGAAGAAAAAGGTATACTTTCGATCTAAAAGTGTCTGGTAATTATTTACCAAAAAGTTATGAAATAGTTGATTCTTCAATAGTAGATACTATTGAGAACACTTCTGAGACTCCAGTGCTTTTTGATTCTAATGGACAAAAGACTGAGGACTATAGTTTTGATAATCAAATTGTGTTAACTGGAGAGTCAGTTGAGATTTCAAGTTTTCAAGACACCGTTCTAAGACTTACTTATTGTAATGGACAATCTGTTCTTTTAACTATCAGGGCCGATAAAACCAGCAATCCTACTACATACTCATCTTCGGTAGAATATGAATTAGAAAACTCTGTTGTTGGCCCTCAAGGAGAAAAAGGGGAAAAGGGGGACTCAGGTGCGGACATAAGCAGTTTTGAGTCTACTGGTCCCAGTTTCATCATAACAGACGGAAACGCTTCTACATTTACCGCAAGAGGAATGGTAAGGGCTGTAGGAAAAGTAGACATTCCTAGTAATACTTCCTCGGGTGTGCTACAAGTCAATTATACAGGGGTAGACAATAATGAAGTTCCCTATACTGTAGTTACACTTACCTCAAGAAATCAGGGAGTTCAATTGCCAGCGGGGGCTTCGATTTATGTTGAACAAGACATTGACGGAGCTTTTGAAGTAAGATACTATGGTTTAGATACAAATGCAGATTATTCATTTAACTATATTGTAACAGTAGCAAACACTTGACAATGAAATACTTACTAACGTTTCTAATTTTTTCCCTGGGATTTAGCCTTTCTGCGCAGGAAAGTGTAGTCACTGTTAAACAACATGCGTATGCTTTGCCTATATACTATGTACCTGATTATGACTTTAACAGATCGTATAGCTTTGGGTACGAAATAACCTATAATATATTTCCTATTCTCAATTCTTTGCAGAAGCAAGAAGGAGAATTTCATTTGGGTATAGGAGGAAACTACACTAATATTATAAACCAAGTAGACAGAGTTGAAGAAGATGTTAGATTGTACTTAGTGGGGATAGCCTATTTTGGTTCTAACTTGCAGTGGCAAATGGGAATGAGGGCTTATTACTTAAATGATTTTGAGCTAGATGTAAATTGGAATGGTCTTCCTAACAATTTTGAGGCTTTTATTTCTAGAGATTTTAGAATAAAAGATGAAACTTACCTCAGAATTTTAATCGGTGCAGGAAACTCTTTTACAGATACTAATATAGTTGCCTTTACGGGTTCTATTGGGATAGTATCAGCTATAAAGTCTAAATAATGTTGAGCAAGCAGTTTTATTTAGTTGGAGAATTTACTAATTTATCTGTAAATGGCAATTTGTTTACCGCAGATTTTAATTCTAGAGTAGATCAATCAGGCAATTCTTATTCCGCTCTTCAAATAGAAGAGTCCAATAGATTGGTAGACATTAGTGGTAACATGTACACTATTGTTTCAGTTAATAGCGTATCTTTTGGGAGTGCCAATCTTACTTTTAAGTCACTAGGCGATCAAGTGAATCCTTCCGGTACACTAGTGCTGTTTTATTCTTCAAAAGGACAAGCAACTATTCCGTTACCTCCTAGCAACTCATCTGGCATTTCTACTGCCATGTTATCAAACATATCTACGCATAATGTACTAATGTCTAGCCTTTCTGGATTTGGAACCGGCAATGTAGTGGACACAGTAAAAAGTTATGGAATTGTTGCGGATGGGCAAACAGATAATGCAGAAGCCCTTTTAAAAATGAGGTCTGATTTAGCCGGTTCTGACGCTCATTACAATATCCTTCTGCCTCACGGAACTATTTTATCTTCTAATAACACTTGGTTGGCTGGAATTAAAAGTAAAACTGTTATAGGCAACAATACGGTCTTAAGAACTATTTATGATGGAGTTGATGAAGTTCAAGCCAGAGCCATTTTAGATACTGATCCGTTTTTTTCAAATTTACTTTCTTACACCGGCACAAAAATAGACAATTACACATATAGTTTTTTAGGAGCTAAGTCTGGAGAGAAAACTATAACTCTTAAAACTTTTTCTGACGCTTCTACACTCCAAGTAGGAGAAAGAATACTACTTTATAATTACGATCAAACAGGGACTAACTATCCTCCCGGAGCAAGAATATATGAGTGGCATGTAATTGAAAGCATTAACGGAACTGAAATTGCTTTAGAAATGCCTTTAGCTTATGATTACGAAGACAGAATGTGGCCTTTGTCTTTTGGTAATTCGGGAAGTATGAAAGAAACCCCTGCTTTTGTTTCTCTAGACCAAGGAGAAACTCCCTATTCAAACTATTCTGAGTACAGTAACATCACTTTTGGAGACTCTATTAGAACTGATAAAAGTCCTGGTATCCCAGGCAATGTTCAGTTTACCGGTATGAAAGTACTAGTAGAAAATTGCCAAGGAGAAACTGGGTACTGGTGGCCTAGCATGGCAAAATTAAGTGTTTATAATAACTATAGAACAAAAGGTTCGATAGAAGTAGACCAAGTTTTAGGTCAGATAGTGACTAAAAATTCAGAGTTTGGAAAGGCTATGCTTGGACCCACTGGAACTGAAAGTATGGAATTTTACAACTGTAAAATACATGGCTCTCTACAATGTAATCCGGCTCATCTGTCAATTAAAAATGTTCATTTGAGAGGTGATGACCAGCCAGATGAATTTACTCCAACCATATCCTGCTCTCCTGCTGCTTGTCCAGTGGAAAGAATGGAACTAGAAAACATAACTTTTACTTCTTCTCTTTCAAATAAATCTGACTATCATATTTCTAATGGCATTTTACTAGACTATGTAGTTACTCATACAGACGGAGATACAGTAGTAATACCTTTCGTAAGCAGACTAGACAATAATACAACTAAACTGCCTTACAAGTCTAAGCCAAGAGTTACTAGGATATGTAAAGAAGATGGGTCTGCTGGAGGAGTAATCAAAAATATTTATTTTGACAAAGATTATAATTCTGGTCAAGGAGCGTATAGAATAGATTTACCATTTACACCACAAGTAAATGAGACACTTTTATGGTCTCCTATCACAGAAATCATAGACAGAGGAGGACACAAAGTAATGGACAACAAATATTTATTTGGACCCGATTCCATGCGTTGGTCGGGAAACTTGACCCCTTCGGGAAGTGTCCACACTACTACCATAGATGGTAGAAGTATTCGTAGAGAGTCAGGAGAATTACGTTGTGTTTGGCTAGGTGTGATTCTTTCTATTGAAGCCATTGTTACCACTCCGACACCCACCACGTCTAAATTTGGCATGGCTGCTGACGATTATACCCACATACTAGAAATAAATTTAGAACATACCGGAAGAAGATATATTGATTTTAATGGAGCTGTAAACTTGCAACCAGGAGATCAGGCAGATGTTAGTTACATAGGGACATTTCAAAAAAATCTAAGAATGTTAAATTCTAATCTTCCCGATTTAAATCAAGAATTAGGAATAATTTATAAAATTAAGTGGAAAGAGCTATAAAAATTGCTTATGAAAAGATATATAAAAAAAGGCAAAAAGAAATATAAACCTACTTTCAAGACTAATTTCTCTTTGAGATCTAAGTCAGTTGAAAAAGACTCTATTAAGTTAGAAGTCCCCCAAAGCGTTTGGTTTGATCCCGTTAAAAATGGCGGGAAAAACTACTGGTTAAAAGCTGGCGGAAGAACTTATGGCCATCCTTTTAAATGGGGAGTAAACGGGCACAGTTTAAAAAATGACGAGTTTGCTACTATGTTAGGATGGAGACCTAAAGAAAACTCTCCTGGAATTTTTGAAGCTGTATGTTATACGAATTATGAAGGTATATCTTATGCTGAAGACGATGACCATAAAATATTAGAATTTTCTTGTTTAGAAGAAGGTGGATTTGTAAAACTAATTATAGAAACTACCGCAGATCAAGTAAAGTATTTACTAGAAACTAACAAGGGCAAAGAAGTAGTTATACATCCATTTGGAAAACTGAGGTTAACTTGGAATATTTCCCCTTGGCATGGCGGTGAAGTCGCGGCGACAAAAAACCATTATATTATTTCTTCTTTAACTAATTAATTATTAATTTTGCTTATATTTGAGTATTATTGTAAGAGTTTTATTTTAATTTAAATTTAAGTGATATGGTTGAGCAGATTTCGCCTATACTAATAGCTTTAGCCGGGCTGTTAGGGGGAGGGGGCTTTATTGCTGTTTTATCTTGGTTAATAAGTTCTGAATACAGGAAAAAAAGAATAAGCGAATGGACTAAGCAAGCAGCACAAGCCGATTTTGATACTTCAAAAATTAGGTTAGAGGGAGTAAAAAACGAGCAAGATCAGTTTGACTGGTTGTTAGAAAAGTTAAAAGATGTTAAAGTAAAGTATAGTGGGTCTCAGGCCAGTGTCTCAATATTAACGGATAGAATAGATAGACTGATAGCAGAAAACACAATGAAAAATACCAGATTGATTTATAATCTGGAAGAAATTACGAAGTCTTGTACGTGCGATGCTAAAAATAAGTTTGATGAAGTAATACAAGAATTAAAGAAAGAAAATGATGCCTAATAGAAATAGACCTAATTTTGAAGCTGCGTTTAATATATTAGAAGATATATATAATAACCCAAGTCTTAACATACATTATCCAGAATTTAATAGTTATTCAATATTTAACTGGAATGACCATGCCAAACTTCCTGTCCAAACAACTAAATATATGGATGGGGTGTACTCTTTAAGAGACTACATGGACAGCAATAAGGCAACCAGAATGATAACTATATCCAAACCTGGGTGTTTTTCAAATCAGATACATGAAGATATGGATGAACATATCCATATATTAAGAGGTTCCATTACTGAGAGTATAACCGGAAAAACCCTATATAAAGGAGATCAGTATATTATTCCAGCAGGAACAAAACATGGATTTTACTGGGATAAACCCGGAGTCTTAATAGATTTAACCTATATAAAAAAGTAAGAATATGCAAACAACAGTAAAAACAACAAGCGAACTAGGTATTGAGTCACTAAAAGCAGCCATTACTTACATGGCTAAACATGGTAAGAGTGCTTTTGAAATGGATACAGATGGAGATGGAGAAGTTTCTACTATGGAAATTTTCAGCTATAGTATGGCGTTAGTTCCTACTTTACCTGGTATTCTGCCTGTATTTAAAAGCTCGGGTTCTGAGCTTTTAGATGTTAGAGGAGTTGAATTTGATCAGCTTGTGGCTCACGTGCAAGCCACAGACTTCTTGCCTGATGAAAAAGATAGAGCAGAAAAGTATGTAAAATCACTATTCTTCTGGCTTAATATGAATCGCAAGTTTATTAGCTATTCATCAGACTTTTTCAAAGGGAAAGATGTCTCTTATAACCCTTTGGACGGATTAGTTTAATAATCTTAAAATCAAGTATAAAAGGAGTTACTGCTAGACGGTAACTCCTTTTGTCATAATAGTAGATAATGAATAAAGAATTAATAGACTACTTACAGTCTAATCAAGGCAAACTAAATGAACACACCTGGACTTCTTTGGGGGAAGAGTTCGGAGTACAATCACCAGATTTAGATAGAGCAGAGCAAGATGAGGAGTACCGTAAAAAATCTATAGGAAGAAAGGCTCAATCTATTTGGGTTAACTATCTAAAACAGAAGGATAATTTACAACTTACTAAAGAAGTATATAAAGATGGTCAACTACAATCTGAAGTATTTCAGAAAGGTGGCCCCCAAATTGATGTTGATTATTCCCAGTACGATATTGAAAAATTCAGTGTTTGTTCTAATGGCTTAACCTGGTTAAAGGGTAAGAAGAAAGATAGTCTATACGAGGAAAATCATTTAGAATCTCTTAGAAAAATACTGAGAGAAGAGGTTATTCCTTTTGATTTAGATGAAACCAAGAAGCTTTCTTTAGCGGGCAATAAAAGTCTTATGATTTATGGATCAGATAAGCACATAGGTGCTCTAACTAAAGAATCTTCAATTTACACTAATAAATATGACTATGATGTAATGAAAAATAGATTAGTAGATCAGATAGTAAAAGAAGTAGTTATGGCAACTATCTACAATGGTCCCTTTCAAAGTATTTATATAATGGACTTAGGTGATGCCCTGGATGGGTTTAACCAAAAAACTACAGGGGGCCTTAGAGAAACTAGTAGCCACACTTTACCACAACAATACAATAATAGGGAACAGCATGATATTTATGTTGACTTGCATAAGAAGTTAGTAGATAGATTAAGAAAAATTGAGTTGAATGGACATTACTTGGCAGAAAATTTCTATTTTATTGCTACATCAAATTCTAATCACGGGGGGGATTTTGAATATGGGGCTATGAGAACACTAGAGGAGTATATCAAAGCCAAGTATACTGATATGAAAACTCACATTAATACTAATCCATTAAATCATTTCTTTATAGAAGACCACTGCATAATTTTTGGTCATGGTAAAGATGATGAGGATATGAAACATGGCATGCCCTTAAATCTAACCGATAAAGTAGAGAACTACATTAATGATTACATACAAGTTAATAAACTAGGAGATTATATCATAACTTTTGTTACTGGTGACCTACATCAATCTTCTAAGAACTATGGCAAAAACTTCAGGTATCGTAAAGTATTATCACAGTACGGAGGCTCAAAGTGGGTGCATAGTAATTATGGTTCGTCTACTGCTGGTATTAGTATGGAAATCATTACACCCAAATCTCCTAATATAATTGAGATGGATATATTCTTTGAGAACTCTAATAACTCTAATACAGGTATATTGTTATAATACCTTATATTTGTAAATGATTGTTATAAAAAAAGAAATAGAAGACTACTTTTCTGGCTTACATTTTGATGAGTCCAGCCATACCTATTCCTTAGAAGAGAATAAGTTAAAAATATCGGTATCTGGCATAGTCAAAAAATTTGTCAGAAAAGTAGACTTTTTTAGTATAGCAAAAAGAAAAGACCAGTCTCAGGGGCTTCCTGAAGGAACAACCAGAAAGCTTTGGAAAACTAATAATGAGCTGGCTTGTGCAGAAGGTAACAAGGCTCATTACTTTGCAGAGGTACATGCCTTAAATAGAGATGTTAAACCAACTGATTCTCTAGAAAATGCAGTAGCTAAATTCTGGAATACTCTACCAGATCATTTAGAAGTCATGTTTGTAGAGTTAACCATGTACCACAAAAAGTATATGTTTGGCGGTATGGCAGATGTAATACTTTATAATAAGAAAACAGGCAAGTTTATTATAGTAGATTATAAAAGCAATAAAAAATTATTTGATAATTATAAAGGTAAAACTTTAAAAATACCATTTAAAGATTTACTAGAAACTAATTTTAATAAATATCAACTACAATTTAGTCTATATCAAATACTATTTGAGCAAACTGGTTATAAGGTGGAAAGGAGATTACTAGTGTGGATTAAAAGAGATGGAACATTTGAGATGTATGACACAGAAGACTATACAGAACGTCTCAAGAAATATCTATCAAAAAGATTATAAAATATGAGATTAGGAAATATAATAGATAGAATACAAGAGGGATTTTATAGTAAAGGAGTTAAATCAGATGATTCTAGGTTATCTAGTCGACTAATTTATAGTAAAATACTCTCAGCAAGAGCTAAGTTACTAGAGCAAACCAGCAATAAAAAACAATTTATAAGTCAGAATATGATGCAGACTTTAAGTTGTATAGAATTAATTGAGGCTGAAAAACATGAGTGCCCTTGTGCTCCTCCTAGAGGATGTAAAATCCTCAGAACTAGTATACCTCTTCCTAGCCCATTAGCTAGTCTTAATGGACATATGATTCAATCAGTTACTTCAATAACAGGAGAAATAGTATATCCAGAAACTACCTGGGAAACTATAAAGTATCAAAAAGGAAATAAATATACAGCTAATAAACCAAGCTATTTTATTAGATCAGGTTATTTATATATAACTCATAAAAAAGGCCCAAGAATAATTACAATTACAGCAGCCTTTAATGATCCTATTGAAGCTATGGAATTTGGTTCTTACTGTGAAGAATGTAATGAATGTGGTGATAAAATAGATAATTGCTTAAGTTATATGGACTTAGATTTTCCTCTTCAACAGTCTGTTTCTGATACTATTGTTACTATTTGCATAAACGAGTTAGTCGCTATATTCCTCCAGTCTCAAGAAGATGTAACTAATAATTCAAGGGATTCAAGAGTAGAACAAACTAAATAATGAAGAATTTAAGAGATTCATATAAATACTATTTAAGCCAAGTAAGTGAAGAAAAGGTGGATATTAAAACCTATTTAAAGGTTACTCATCTATTTATGAAATATATAATTAAGAAAGTTATAGAAGGTAACAGGGTTTGTTTACCACAAAACTTGGGAAGCATATTAATTGTTGGTAAAAAGATTAAAGTTAATTTTGATAAAGAGGGTAAAATTACTGGATTAAGTCCTGATTGGAAAAGAACTAACGAGCTTTGGGAAAGAGATGAAAAGTCTAGAAAAGAAAAGAAAATAGTGTACCATTTAAACGAACACTCTGATGGGATTAGGTATAGGTTTGTTTGGAGAAAAAGGGGGGCATTTTTTAAAAATGGAGAGTTTTATTCACTACTAATGACAAGACATAACAAAAGGGCAGTTAGCAAATTTATAAAAGATGGTGGCAGCTTTATAACATACGACTGATGATAGAAAAATATACTACAATAGATACAATTTTAGCTAAATTATCCAGGGACACTGGAAGAGCCTCTATAAATGAATCTGATACAATAGAATGGATAGGAGAGGCCCTCTCTTTTCTAAGTGTTTACCCTTCTGAAGAACAGGCTATAGCTTTTTTAGAAGTTAAGAATTATGAAGCCCCGCTACCCTTAAATTTACAAACTATACTACAGGTAGCTAGAAATAATCACTGGTCTCCTCAGGATAATAATAATCCGTGTGGCTGCCCCCAAAAAGTGGAAGAATATCTTTTAGATGAGGATTGTGAAGATTGTTCGATAATGGTAACAGATTGTGGAGGGAGCCTTCTTTGTGAGGATTCTAAAATAATTAATAAGCCGTATTTTGACCTTCAATATGGATATTCAAAATGGGTAACTAATCCTTTATACAAACAGGTTTTTACACCAGTTAGACTAGCCAACAACAGCTTTTTTAATACTATTGTATCTAAAGAGAAATCTTTGCCTTACGCAGAAGATAATGGCATAGATGAGTACACCATAGTTGGTACTTATGAAAAGATTCTAAGATTTTCTTTTAAAGAAGGTCAGGTTGTAGTCCCTTATACTCGTACAGCTTTGGACAGTGATACTGGTTATCCCCTTGTTCCTGATAATATCTCTTTAATTACTGCTGTAGTTTATTACGTAAAGTGGAAGATGGCAGAAGTGCTAGAATATAGCGGCAGAGCAGGTGCTACACAGTTAGCAGAGAAATCAGAACAGAGATGGCTTAAGTATGTTAAGCAAGCTAAGAATAGTTTAAGTATGCCTCAAGGAATTGATAAATATCAAAACATGCTTGAGTCTAGTCATCAAATGATACCCAATCATAAAAGATATTATAATTTTTTTGGTAACTTAGGAAGGCCCGATTCAAGAAAATATGCTGACCCAGATGGTAGAAATAATAATATACAATATTCTTACAGGGGGGGTAATGTAATAAATCAAGGAAGACATGAATAATGTATCTAAGCCCTCATTTGGTATAAACCAAGATTCATCGGAAATAAATCAGCCAAAAGGTAGCTATAGGTTTGCTCTTAATACGCAAATAGAATCTAGTTCCGGGGATGTTGCTACTATCTCTAACGAACAGGCTAATTTTGCTTGCACTAAAATACCTCAAGATTATAATATTATAGGTAAAGTTTATTTAACCAAAGGAGAAAATGCTCTTTTTTTAGTATCTAAAGATGAATCTAAATCAGAAATAGGTATATTAGACAATAATGATAGATATAAAACCTATGTAAATGCTGATTTAGGATTTAGGTTAAATCATCAAATAGATGCAATCTATAGACTTAGAAGGGGTTGTGGAAGAACATTATATTGGGTGGATGGAGATAATAATCCTCCTATGACCTATAATCTAGATTCTCCACAAGATTTTAAAAATTCAGGGGGAGAATGGGATATATCCAAATTTAAATTAAGTAAGACTTATGAAGATCGTCCAACTATAGAAAACTATGAAGTACTGTCTTCTGGAAGTCTTCCCACAGGTTCATATAATATATCTATTCAATACTTAGATGAGGACTTTAATCCAACAGAATGGATTTCTACATCCGATACCATAAATATTTATAGTGGAAATACTACCAATGTACCCTTTTCTTCTATTAGAGCAAGTAGCAGTTCAGATAATGAATATAGAAAATCAGAGCAGACTAATAAATCTATTAGAGTAAAATTAAGTAATCTAGACTCTTCTTTTCCTTATTATAGACTTGCTATTATAGTAGCCAATAATGGGTCAGGTGAGATTAGTGGGGTCTTCTTTACAGAAGAGATTTCTAAAGAAATAAACCTTTATACATTTAGTAATATCTCTTCTCTCGTGCCAGGAACAGTAGAAGAAATACAACAATTTTCTAATAATATTGAAACAGCTAAACATATAGATCAATTAGAAAATAGACTAATTCTATCTGGTGTTACAGGCAAAAAGATTAATTGGTGTAATTTACAAAAATATGCATCTAAAATTTCTTCTGATCTAGTTTTAGAAGAAGTAATCTTAAATAGTGTAGATTCTCCTAATAATCAAAAAAGACAAACACTTCATACTGAAAAAGTAGGTTATATGCCAGGGGAAATATATTCTTTTGGTATAGTTTATGTTTTTGAAGATGGGTATACTTCTCCCGTATTTCATATCCCCGGTAAGGCAGACAGACACAACTCTAAAATGTCTAACGACAATCAACTTAAGAACAGATTTTATACTGATAATAGAAGCTGCTCCGGGGATTTATCATACTGGGGCTATGATACTCAAGGAAAAAGTCTTGTAGGGCAGAATATTAGACATCACAGATTTCCCCTTAGAAGTGAAATAGGAGAAGAATTAGTGAGGAAAGACAGTAATACCACTGAAATTAATATAAACTCATTACTACTAGATATAACTGGAGAGCTAGACTCTAATTATGAAAAAGAGACAGTAGATTATATTGTAAGCTATACTATAAATGGTAACACTTTTTCCAGAGAGGGGGAGATAGTGGTTAGTGATTTTATATTATCTAACAATGTACTTGATATACAAATTGAAAAAAATAGTGGTGATATACAGTTAGTTTCCATAGAAGAAAATAAAGACGGAGTTTTAGTAGATCCATCTCAAAATAGTGGGCTTACTTATACTATAAGACAAGAACAAGAGGAAAGTAACTTAGAAAACTCTGTGTATAAATCTAATATATATGGGATAAAATTTTCTAATGTTGAATATCCTTCATTATCTGACACAGGAGGACAAAAGATAGTAGGATACTATATAGTAAGAAATAAAAGAGACGAGGATAATAAAACCATACTAGATTCTGGGGTGCTTACCCCCTTATTAAACGAAGGAGAAAATAAAAATGATTTTATTTCTCACGGACATTTAATGCCAGAGTCTGACAATATTGTAAAAGAATCTTTCGCCTTAATCCATCCTGAACATAAATTTCTAAGTAAAGAGTATGCTTCGATTTCAGAGATAATAAAAGAAGGTGAGTTTATTAGAACAGAAAAAAAGAAGTCTTCTAGAATAGTACAAGATGTACAGCCCGGGACATCTTATGATGCTGAAAATAATAAAAATAGGGAAAAGGATTCTGATGGTTTTAGCTTAAACGTTCTAGTAAGAAACAATATATTAGAATATGTAACCAGTTCTGAGCTATTAGCAAACAGCGGAGAAATAGATGAGATATTTTATTTAAATACTCTATACTCTAAAGATGTAAAAAATCTGCAAGATGAAAGGGTAGAAATCTTTAACGTATCTTCAGATAATAAGATTGGTATTGTACATTTTAATAAAGAACTAGAAAATTTAGACAAAGATAAATTAGATTATGTTATATTAAAAAGAAGTCTATCGGACCCCTATTCCAATTATGAAGTACTTCCTTACTACAGAGAGCATACAAACATGATTAGCTTTAACTCTAGCCAAGAGAGTTCTGTAATTATATTTAATGGGGACAGTTATATTAGTCCTATAAAATATACATCTTCACTGTTTTATGATACTAGACTAAGAAAGAGAAGAACTAAGTCTGGACTCTTTAACTTCATTGTAGCTGGTTTATCTATTGCGGGAGGGGTTGTAGCAGGTATTCTAGGATCACCTCAGGGGGCTATAGCAGCCATTAGCTATGGATTAGCCCAAGCATCTACAGGACTAGAAAGAACTAGACTCTCAAAGGTCTACAATGATCTGTATGATGCCGGGTTAAAAGAAACCATTGATGATGAGGATACTCTAGACCATTTTATAGAAAATCCTTCAGATGATGAAGTTAGACATGTTTTTGATATACTAGACACTTTATGGCTAGAGTCTTCTGTTAACATGAATTGGAGGTTAGGGTCTAATATTGGAATTACAGATTATCTGGACCCTCTAACTGCCTACGATAAAGAAGAGTTAAAATCATATGTTGTTGAGAAACTAACTATATTAGACCCAGAAGCAGATGATGGTAGGAACTACCAGGGATTTACTACCCCAGAAATTTACGATCTAAACGAAGACTTTTTAAGAAGGAACAGAGAAAAAATACATTTTTATCTTCCCAGCGAGTTTGATTGTTGCTCAGACTGTTTAGAGGAATTTCCTCACAGAAGGGCTTATTCAGAGCAATCTTTTCAGGAGGAGTTAACTGATAATTATAGAGTATTCTTACCTAATAATTACAGTGATTTAAGTGGGGAAACTGGAATTATAACTAATACATTTACTATTCAAAATAGTTTTTATATTCAAACTGAAGAGGCTTTATGGCATTCTCCACAGAACATACAAGAAAGAGTTACAGGAGACATAGTTTCATTTATTGGGACCGGAGACTTTTTTGGTATACCCCCAAGAAAAATACTTGATGATGAGACAGGCAACTCGGCAGGTTGTCAGCATAAATGGAGTGTAACTCAAACTCCATACGGAGTTGTTTATGTTTCTGAAAATCAAGGCACTGTATATTTATTTGACGGAAATACGCTTAAACCTATAAGTTCATCTGGGTTATATTCTTGGTTTAAAGAAGAATTAGTAATTAAATATGATAGTAAATATTATTTACAAACTGAGAATCTATACCCTTATAGGGACAATCCTTCCAACTTAGAAGGAACTGGATTTATAAGTACATATGACTCTCGTAATGAGAGATTAATTTTAACTAAAAAAGATTTTCTTTATTCATCTAATCTGGATGATAGTAAAAGAGATTATCAGATATGTACTACCAATGGAATAACAAGAATTTTCAATGATGTTTCAAAAACTATTGAAGATAGAAAGTCAGATGGGTGGAGGTACGAAGGAATAGATGAAGATACCTGTCAATTAAGATTCTCTAAAGAAGAAAGTAAAAAAGAAGTAATTGAAAGAGTAGAAGAAATCAGCAATGTTACTGATGTTCATGTATTTCTGGATACCTCTGGTTCTTTTGGAAATATTAATGATAGATGTTTATCTTCTATTAGTGAAGCTGTAGATAACTGGATAGTTCAATTCAAAAGAAGTAATCCTAATTGGGAAGGTAAACTCTACAAATATGAAGACAGTACAGAGAGATGGTTAAATTTTGCTTCAGTAATTAAAAATGAAACCTACCAGGGTCAAGATACGAGCACTAAAGAAGTTCTTGTAATATCGTTTTGTAATGAAGCTGGCACAGCTTATCACTCTAATAATTTTACTTCTGGAACACTACAGGTTTCTGAGACTTTTCTTTCTGACTACAACAATTTTATTAATAATGTATACCCCGAGTATAAAAAGTTTACGGGTATACATTATCCAATTGTTTTTGGCGAAGACTCAGGAAGTTGCAATAATTCTGGAAACTCCGGGAACTTACCAAGTTCTAGAGAATTTTTGAAACACAGTATAGCAGCTTTATACGGAACAGGACTAACTCAAACTCAAATAAATTCCATTATCCCTAATAAAAATGGGGGATTCTCTGATGTAGAATGGCAAGAGTTGGTAGATTCTCTAAAGTTATTAAGCAATTATCCAGGTGCATTAGCTTCTAACTTTGGTTGGACAGGCAAATGGGATAGATTTGCTTCTGAAGAGGGAGAAGTAATTACCTCTGAACAATTTAATATAGACATTAAAGAAATACTTGACAGTATTCTTTTAGTGGAAGAAATAGAAGTGGATGTACCATTTGTAGAAGTGGAATATGAAGAGAGTTCACTATTTAAAGATGAAAAATTTGATGCTTCCTGGACTATATCCTATAATTTTAAAACTAATTCATGGATTAGCTGGCATAGTTATATGCCTAATATTTATATATCAAGTCCTAATAAATTCTATTCTTGGTTAAACTCATCTGATAATATTTATAGGCACAATCAGAGGGGAAAGTATCAACGGTACTATGGTAAAATACATCCACATATTATAGAATATGTTTCTGTAAATGAACCTTTACAAACTAAAGTATGGAATGATATAAAAATACAAAGTAAAGCAGAAAAATTACATAAAGAAGAAGACTACTTTTTTGAGGTTTTAGACAAGACTTATAATGAAGTAGTTTTATATAATAGTAACCAGTCTACTGGAATTATAGAACTTACCCCTAATCTAAAACGAGAGGAGAATTATATGATGGGCCAACTAAAGAAACCAGCAGAAAACTCTGCCGTAATTACTAGGTTACGAGAAGATTGGTCTTTTAATGATTTTAGGGATATAAGGGTTAACTATGAGTCTCCAATGTTTATAACTAATCTTGCAAAGATTCAAGAAAACTACTATATAGATAAAGTAGTAAATAAAAAATCTCTTGATATATACAAGGACTGGACTCAATTACAAAGACTTAGAGATAAGTACTTGTGTGTAAGATTAATATTTAATAACTTTGATGATATAAGATTGTTATTCTATTATTCAATAGAAAATAGTAATATGTCAGCTAGATAGTGTTATAATAAATATTTAATATGGAAAAGAAAAGAAAAAAAATGGCTACTGGTACTGCTGTAAAAGGTTATCTAGAGAATCCTTATCAGGAACTAGCTCAAAACGATATTAATCAAAGACAGGCTCAATTAGAAGTATCTACTAATCCCTTAGTAAGGGGGTTAGATGTAGTAGGTCAAATGGGAGTACAGTATGGACTAGCTGCTGGTGGATTTGAATCTATTGAAGGTATTGATCCTGAAATGGGGGAAGCTGCTAATGGGGCTTTAAGCTTATTATCTGGCCTAAATATGGCAATGGGAGGTAAAGTGCATAATGTCCCTGTTGAAGTAGAGGGAGAGGAAGTGGCGGAAACTCCCAATAAACAATTGTTAGATTTTAAGGGGCCTTCTCATGAACAAGGGGGTATTGATGTAGACCTTCCAGAAGGAACTGAAGTATTTTCTAAGAGAATAAAATTAGATGGACAGACTATGGCTGAAAGAAAAAAGAAAAGGGAAAGAACACTAAATAAACTTAGAAAATCTTTGGGAGAAAATCCTACTAATCAAATTGATAAAAAGACCCTAGAGAGAACCCAGACCAATTTTGATGCTGAGGAGGAGAAGGATAAAATGGTTCAGATGCTTATTAAAGAAGCTATGGAACCCGCACAAAGAGCTGAACACAAATACGGTAATAGGGTGGGGGGTGATCCTGATCCTTATGCTCACCTACTTCCTAAACAGCCTAAGCAGTTTACAATGGATTCTAATCAATTACAAAGAATTGAAGGTGATTCATTTCTGGATTATGAAAAGAATATACCACTAGGTTCTACGGAAGTATCAGCTAGACAACCAGATACTTTTGATAAAATTAAGATGCTACTTAATAAAGTTTCTAATGTAGATATTCCAGAATCTTCAATGCCAACACCAGGAGATGCAGTAGGTATTGCAGGTAATTTAATGAGCATGTATGGACCATTAAACAATACACTAAGAAATAGGGCAGGAGATACACCTAATATAAATGCCTTTGAAAATTTTGGTACTGATGCTATTGACAGTAACCGTCAGGCTATGGAGTATGTAGATGATGTTGAAGATAGACAACTACAGGATTTAGAATTATCTAGGGTGGCACAAACTAAAAGAAACAGAGGGGGTGCCAAAGGAATTAATACTATGAGGGCACTTGATTTAGCAAGTAATCAAATAGCTGATAATCAAAAATCTCAGGTGAGGTCACAATCTGCTAATCAAATGATGCAATTACTTGGCAGAGAATCTCAACTAGAGAACCAAAGAGATAGAATGGTTATGCAAGGGGAATATCAAAGGGATATTGCAGACAGACAAGACAGAGATGCCTTTTACTCTAATATGGCTCAAAACTTAGTAGGACGAGGAGAAGGAGTACAGCAAATAGGAAAAGAAATTAACCAAATAAAACAAAGAGAGGTGGTTGAAAACCTTTTAGCAAATCTGTCCAAGTACGGTATTACTGTAGACAAGAAAGGGAATTTAATTCAGAAGAAGAAAGAAAATGAGTAGATTTTATCAAACAGCAAGGCCCGTATTTGTAGACAATAAAATTTACCAGCCACCCTGGGAGCTTGCACAGAATGTTATTCTTGCTAATGAACAGAGAGTAGATGCTGCTTTCGCTGAAGCTCAACTAGCTAATGGTGATTTAGGAACCATTAGACATATTGATATGGAATCTGAAAATCAATCTGTTCAGGCTATACAACAGAAGTATGGCCAGAGAATAAATGAAATAACAGAAGCCATGAACGGGGATGTTCTTAATTATCAAAAGTATTCTCAAGACCTTGCTAACCTAAGGAGAGACTTTACTAATGATAGAAACTCTGGTGATATATTTAATATAGAAAGTAGGTATGCTGCTTACCAACAAGATATTCTTGAGAATGAAGAATTAAAAAAGACGGACCCAGCAGCCTACAATCTTGTATTAAACAAAAGAAGAAGAGAGCTAGAAAAAGCACTAGAAAATGATCCAAAGGCTAGATATAATGCAGGACAAATCTACGGTAAGCCTGACGTAACTTCAGAAGATAATGTTAAATTATTTAATGCTATTAAAGCTGATCTTACTAGCGACTTTATGAGAGCACCTGCCCTCAATGAGGATGGTACACCTAAACTAGATGAACAAGGTAACCCTATTATGGAAATAGTAACTGATACAGAAGGGAATCCTATGTACAAAGTAAATAATAAGGGTGTTACAGAACAGGAAGTGCAGTTTATTGCTCTTTCCAAAATGATGGGTGATCCTACACTTCAGGCTTATTCTCAACAAATGGCTGGTTTTGAGGGGTATGAAGGCTATGGTGAAGCATTAGTAGACAAAGAGGGGAATATAAATATGAAAAATCCTTTTGGTCTAGAGATAGCTGGTGTTGCTCAGGCTTATGGATTTAATGAGTCTGACTTTGAAAGAACCAAAGGTTCGTTAGCATATCAAGAATTTGGTTATGATACTAGAAGATCAACTCAAGACTTTAATGAAGCACTTCATTTACAAAATTTAAGAGAAGCTAGAAAAGATGCCAGAATTGGTATGAGAGCAGAAGCTAAAGCCAAGGCATCTAAAACAGTAGATGAAAAATCTGAGAATTTAATTTTGGCTTTACCTCAAGATGTTATTACTCCAGAAGAATCTTCAGCCATGTTTGAAACATGGTCTAATCTTGCCCAAAAAAGAGAAGCTGGAACACTCTTGCCTAGAGAGAAAGCCGACTTAAATAGATTAAGTCTCGCTTTTGAACCCCTAATTGCTAAAGATGGCGATAAAATTCTCACTTCTATAGGTCTTGATCCTGATGATTATTCTGATAATAGATCAAAGCTTAATGCTTTTCTGAGATTTAAATCTCAAGCTGAAAAATTACAATCTAGAATAAGCGGAGAAAAGAGAAGAAACAGTTCTTCTCCGCTTGCTGTTGGTATGCCTGGGTCCACCTACTTTAGAAAGGAATCTTTAGCTGATCTATCTTCTTCAGAAAGAGATATACTAGAAAGAGCAAAGAGTCTAGATGAAGCCTTTGGTGACTTTGATACTTACTTGGCAGAAAATGCAACAGTAACTAGACTTCATATGAATCTAAATCCTGAGACCGATGATGGTAAAAGAGTTCTTGGTATTTTAGATCAACATATGAGTGTTTTTGATCCAAGTGTTACTCCTGGTAATTTAACTAGAACAGATGTTACTGGTAGAAGTAGAGATAATATAAGTGTTACTGTCTATGATAAATATAATCCTAGGTCTCTGGGAGGAAAACAAGTTACCAATCCTTTAAAGAGAGTAATAGGACTAATAGATGGTGTTGACAACTTAACTGATCTAGTAGAACAAGGGTATATAATTCCTAATGTTATTCCTACGGACAAAGGAGAAATAAGCGTTTTATGGACTCCAACGGGCAAAGGTGAGGATATATTTCAAATTGATGGAAGTTTTAGAACTACTCATAGCAATATAGCTAATGAAATATTCCCTGTCAGCACTAATCCAGAACAACAGGCCCTACATATTATGGCTAACAAAGGACTTGAGTATAGTGGCATATACAACACTATATCCATGCTTGACAATAAAATGAATAGTGAACAAGATTATTTTGAAATGTATCCAGAGGGAAAACCTTTTGCAGTCCCACACTTACAAAACAGTGAAGTGAGTTATAGATATAACCCCGATGGGGGCTTTACTTTAACTAGTCATAACTTTATGGCCCCCGGCAACAAATCTAAATATACTGTTACCGCAGAAGATTTACAGGCAACAGCAGAAAGAATAGCAGAAAGTACGGGCAAATCTCTGACAGAAATTAAGTTAGACAAGAAATCTATATTGACTGAAATACTTACTAATCATATACAACACATAGATAGTTTTATGGAATTTGACCAAATAGAAAATACAGATGAGCAGCAAGAATAATATACTCGATCAGGCTGTTCAAAGTACGCTTACTGGGGGACCGGGTAAACCTAAGAAGCCCAGTATTTTAGATCGTATTGATGAAGAGACTCTTAATAATATGGAAATTGCTGCACCTGTAACTCAACTGCAAAGAGGTGTTAGTGTAGATAATTTAGATGAAGCCAGGAGATTAGGAATGAACCCTAATCTTCAGAGAGGAGGCATGAATATAGATCAGCTTCTTGGAGCAGCTCAACCTACTTCTGAAAAATTTAATAGATTACTTATTGGGGGTGCTGTACAGTTTGCTGCTGGATTCTTAGATAACTTAAATTATGATCTTCCTGATATGACTTCTATGTTAGTAGGTCAAGAAAAAGAATATGGTTCTTGGCTTACTGATATTACAGGTAAAATGAAAGATTATGCTGAAGAGTATAAGATATATGAAGATGGCGGGGGCTATGGTAGTATGTCTTACTGGTTAAAACAAGGACAAAATTTAGCCTATTCTGCTGGGTTGGCTGCATCTGCCATAACAGAGCAGACAGTATTTACAGCATTAAGTGGGGCAACAGGAGGTTCTACTGCTCCATTACAAGGTATGAAAGCCTATAGAAGTGGACAACTAATTAAGGGTGCTCTATTCGGTGGCTGGAAAGGTATTCAGGAAGGACACTTAAATGGTATTGAAACCTATAAAAGTGTATACGAAGGTTATCTAAGGGAAGGATACACTAAAGAGCAAGCTGTTAAAGCTGCCTCCCGTGCTGCTTCTGTAGGTTACAACATGGAGGTTCTTCCTCTAATGGCCCTCAATGCCCTTCAGTTTGGTCTTGTGGCTAAGTACGACCCTTTTGCTAAGGGCAAGTATAAAGGACCTAACCAGGGTATTTCAGGTGCAACAGAAGCTGTCACATCACCCTTAACTAAAGGATTAAAGGGTAGAACCAAATCAGGAGTTGACTTCTTAATGCAGGGTTTTTCAGAAGGTGTAGAAGAAGGATTACAAACTTACTATGGTAAAGTAGGAGAAGATACAGCTAGAAGAGAGGATAAAATCAAATTTGGGGAATTTGAATATATGGATCAAGAAATGATTGATTCAGTTATTGGTGGTGTAATGGGTGGTTTCTTATTTGGTGCAATGGGTAAACTATCCAATAGAGCTAACAAAAAAGCTGGTGATGCCTCTTTAGGAAGAAAGTATGACAGGTTCTTAAACAATGTAGCTGTAAGGGTAGAAAAAGATATTGCTGAACTAGATGAAGCATATAAAGAAAATAATAAAGAAAAAGTAAAAGATATAAGAGCTAGAATGGAAATGGCTTCTGTTTCCGAGGCTCTCCAGTTAGATTATATGAAGGATTCAACTACAGCATTTGATTCTTACATAAAAACCCTTGAGTCTCAAAAAGAAGCTGCACAAGACCCAGAACAAAAGAATAGAATACAGAGTGCAATTGATAATGCCAACCTGTACAGAACAAAAGCATATACTAATTTAGTAGACTACTCCGATCCACTAGTCGCCTTTGAAATAACTCATAAGCAATTAGCTGTTGATAGAGTATTAGGATTTAAATCTGAGAAGGAAAGAGAAATTGCAGAGTTCGGTAAGGGGGATAAATACTATGAAAATCTTACTCCCGAAAATAGGGAACGGACTAAAGACTATGTAGAGTTCTTAGCACTAAAAGAAGTTGCTGAATCTGGCACTGCTATAACGGAACAGCAAAAGGATAGACTAGTAGAGTTGAACGATCAATTCAAAGATTACAGAAAAACATCTAAAGCTAATATGTCCGCTCTAGATGCCAACACTTTTGGTAAACTATTTGAATTACAGGTGGATAAAAACCTGTATGAGTCTCAACTAATTGATTTAAATGATGCAATTAATTACTGGAATAACCCCAAGAATATCCAGAAGGAAAAAGAAAGAAGATTTAAGGAAAAGGCTGAAAAGGCCCTTGCAGACGATAAAGACTTAACTAAAGAAGAAGCACAAAAAGTAGAAGAAGACTTGTCTAAAGAGGGACTATTAGATGAAGAGACCCAAAATAAGATAGACAAGAAAAAGGCTCAGGCCGAAGCTAAAAAAGCTAAGGAAACCAGAGATGAAAAGAATGCAGCACAACAAAGCACTGTAGACTTAATGAATATGTTTGCTCCTGATCCTGAAGAAAGTCAAAGACAGCAAAGAGTAAGACAAAAGAAACAGGCATCCAACAAAATTGCAGATGCCGTACTACCATCAAGCTTTGAGGATATTGAAGCCCAGGAGTCAGCAGCAAAAATGGATGATATAGACCCCAGATATGCAGATATGTTTGCTTCACCCTTTGGACAAGTTGAATATTCTGAGGACCAACAAAATAAACTAAAATCTGGTGTCAAAGACTACTATGAAAATCTAGAAGTTGAACTTGGCAGACCTCCTACCTTTGATGAATTTATTGAAGATTATGTGGCTTTTAATCATAAGGATACAGCTAAAAGAGCTTATCAAGCTCTTATTAAAGGTTGGGAATTAAATAACTATAAGCCAACTAACTACAATAAAGTATACAGAACCCGTTTATCTGACAGACAACAGTTAGCTGATGTACTTACCAGTACATTAAAAGATGCTGTAAACACTCAAGAGAATACGGCTAAAGAAGCTGATAAGAGTATAGAAAGTGTAGAAAGAGAAGAAACTAGACCTACTCTTGATGAAAATACTAAACCAGAAGATTATAACGATCTTATTGATGGGCCAACACAACTTTCTACTGTATCCGTAGAACCTAAATTTGATATGTCTTTAAGAGCTTATGAAGATAACTCATATATAAATGAAAATGGAGTAAAGGTTAGAAACCTTGAGAGCATAGACACTAATCTACAAGAAAATGAACTTACTCCTGAAGCCAAAAATCTATTAAGGGCTGATTTTGCCCTAGAAGAAGATGAGTTTACAGTCAGGGTTGCAACAGAAGAAGAGCTAGAAAAAATGTATGTCCGTCTTTGGGAAGGTCAAAACGGAGAATTTTCTGAAAAATTACCTTGGTCAGAATGGATTGCTAAAAATAAAGTCACAGAGGATGATCCACTCTACTTTTCTAAGGTTCCAATGCTTATTGTAAATCCTGCAACTGGAAAAGCTGTAGCTTTTGTTCGGGATGTGGAATGGTATACAAGATATAATTTTGGATTAAAAGGAGACTCTAGTCAGGAAGCCATGATTGAGGAAGCTAGAGCAAAAACCATGAAGGTTAGAAAAGCTGTAGTTGAGTCGGGTGGTATACACACTGTAAAAGTGACCAATAAAAGAATTGGCAAAGATTCTTTTGTAAAGTATGAGGATAATAAATTAGTACCAATATTTGAAAATAATCCACAAACTGCTTTAGGGTACTGGAATGGTACTAAATTTATTACCGATAAAGGTGAATTTTATGAAGATACTGTTTCTATTCATGAAGGTGGATTTGATACGGGTCATATCTATGAAATTAGAAGAAGTAATGTACCGGATAGACATATAGCATTTAAGCCTCACTATGGTGAAATAGGACAAGACGTACAACATTCTCTATATAATGCTGCTATGATATTCTTGGACTATAATAAAGTATTTCAGGAAGAAGCTGAGGCTTTCAAAAAAGCATCTGGTATTGATTTAAATACACTAGACGGATTAATCACCCATTTCAAAAACTTTGTCAGAATAGATACTAGATTTAAGAATGATATTATTCCAGGCAATAACTATGGAGAAGTAGAGCAAAATGCCAATGAATACTACTCAACGGATCAAGGGTTTGAGGGAGGAACTCCTTATATATTTACTCAAAAAGTTGGTAAAAAGATAGGTATATATTTTGGTGTGGTTGGTGTATTGAATGATAATGGCAAACAAACCCAAAAATTATTTAGTAATAATTCACAGATCAAGTCAGAGTTTACTTATTTTCTTAGTCAAATGAAGGTTAACATTAACGAGAGAATGTTAACTGATGATGCTCAGATGGTTCTTATGGACAGTCAAATGAACAGTTATACTTCTAAAAAGAAGTATAAGGATTATGCAGCAGAGAGAATAAGAACTAATGTTAAGTCATTTAATGTAGGAACTGAAACTAACCCTTACTACGTAACTTCTGTGGTTCCTGTTGTAGAGTATGAACTATCAAATACAGTAGCCAGGGATGTAGAATCAGGAAATATATCTACTGAAACAGTAGAAAAAGTTTCTGATAAGATTTCTAAAAGCCAACCACTCAATCCTACAGAGGAAGAGGTAGTTAATGCTAAGCCTAAAGAGGTTGCTGAGGTAGTGGAACAAAAGGCAGAAGATACCGCCAAGGAAGTTATAGAACAGGACACAGAAGACGCGCCTACAGAGATACCACAAGAAGCTTTAACGGCTCTTAGAAATGCCTACAAGCTATTTGAAGAAAATGGTAATGTAAATGGTCAGGAAGCTATTAGAGCAAAGGTTAGACAATTAGGAGGCAAGATAGATGAAGAAGGGTTCTTTTCTCCTTCACAGAAGATTGATCCTATGCAACAGGAAGCAAGCAGGACATTATTTGGTGATCTGTTTGGTCTTACTATTTTACAAAATAGTGATATAGTAAAGGCTGTGTATAATAAATTAGCCACAAAATTTGATTTTAAGAAGGGCACAGTTATTACTCAGGAAGAACTGTTAAAATCTACTGATGAGAGTGTTAGAGATAACGTTTTTATCAAAGGCATGGAGAAGCAAGAAGCGGCCATTAAATCTTTGGAAGAAGCTTATTCTGTGTTTCCTGATGAATCTGTGGCTGAACTTATCGAAGAAGCTAAAAATACCCTGGTCAACTATCATCGGGTAATTGATAATTGGACTAATAAACAAAATACGGGTATTAGAGACCAAGCTTTTAAGTTATTGAAGAAGTGGACTACTGGTAGTGAAGGAAGTGTTGACACTAGAGATGAAATAAATGTAGACGATCAGATAGGGGAACTGGATGTAGAAACTGATCAAATATATAGTAAAACCTCATTAGAAGAGTGGGGAAAAGATAATTCTTCATACAGACTTAGGAGATTCTTGAATGGAATTATTGAGACCACTCATGTTGTCAGAAAGGATGGTAAAATAATTAAGGATGTCACAGTATCTTATGATGTTGAGGCTGGTCTAGTTGCCTATGATACTAATAATAAACTTATTAGGGGAGCTGAAATTGAGTCTAAAATACAGAAAGGCTATTTAGGAGTAAATAGATATGTAGGATTTAATAAGGCTTATGATATTATTAAGGAAACACTTAATTCTCCCAGTCAATCTCCCTCAACTGTGGAGGATGTTATTTCTAGATTAGCAGAACATACTGTGGCTAATCCTTGGCTAGTACAAGTTATAGAAAGACTTAAAAGTGATCAAACTGATTCCAGAATACCGCAGGAAATGGTATATAATATGGTAGATCACAATGCTTCTTATAAGTTTGTAATGTTTGAGAAGAAGAAGAATGGTACTTATAGACTATCTGTATATGACTCTAATGCAGGGGATATTGTAAGGGTAATTAGAAATAGATGGAAAGAAAATCTTAAAAGCAATAAAACTGAACTCACTTATGTAAATGAGGAAGGTCAATACATGCTTAGGCACAGTAAGCTTAAAGAATTAGTGCAGCAGTACGAAACTGAGTTTGTACCTAAATTACGAGCTGCTAAAGCTAAAAATAATAAGGGGGCTAAAGCAGATATATCTATTAAAGCTATGAGTAATTGGCTTGCGCAAATGGGTATAGAAGTTAGCGATAAAACTCTTATTGATGTTAAGAAAAGAGGTATGTGGGTAGGTTCAGATAATAAACCAGTAACGTTTAATAATCTTTTTGTCACCCCTAAAGGAAAGAAAAACCAAACAAAAACAGCAGGCCTGTTTGGTGCTCTATATAATACACTTAATCAACTAGCCTCTAGGGGGCAAGACCTAGAATTTATTGAAGAACCGAAAAATAGTCCTATTGGTGACATTGGCAATATTGGTGATTCCCTAGCCAGAATAGAATCTAGATATAATCTATATACTACAACCAAGACATTTAGAGATGGAGGTAAGAGTTTCTCAGGGTTTATTGCACCCACACATTCTACTGAAACTATAGATAAATTAAAACAAGATGAAGAGTTTAGGAATCAATTAAAGAATAAAGTATTTAATCGTCACTCTTACATTCTTAAAATGATTGATAAAAACTATAAGCTCAGGGACAAGATTAGTATTTCTCAGCTAGGTAATACTGCTATTAAAGAAAAAGGAGCTTCTATTTATGGCAAAAACTCAATCACTGATTTACCTGATGCTGATCATGAGGGTGTCAAATTGGGGATGTTTATGGATAAGAATCAGGGTGCGTCTTTTGATGTACATAGCTCTGTAGGATTTGGCAGAGACTATATTAAGACTAGAATGGCTAGAATGTTCGTACCTACTATGTCAGATAAGTCTCGTATGTCTTTACTCCATATACCAGTTCTTGATGTTACCAGTAAACATATTGATCTTGAAAATAACAGACTAGATGACGGTTTACTAGATATTATTTATTCTCAGATGGTTAAACCTGAACTTGACAGAATAGTAAAATATCATAAAGATAAAAAGAGAACTAATATTAAGGGGTATGACCATGCAGCCAAGATGTTTAATTTCTTACCAAGCATCAATAATATTGAGCATGAAGGACAATCTATTCTACTTCACCTAGAAGAGAACTCAGGTAAGTACACAACTGAATATGTGGAAGAGGTACTCATGGAGCAAATTAGAGATAAAATCAATGAGTATATATTTAATGAGATAAGCAGAAAAATTAAGTTAAGTCAAGACGGAATAAAAGAGGGTGATTGGGTAACTGCTGGTTTCTTAGGAAGAAATGAAAATAACGATGAGGTTATTCAATTTCTGGATGAAACATATATGTCTCAATACTCAGGAGATATATATACCAAGCTTAGAATGGCTGCTGCTGATTTTGTAATCAACAGTAATATTACTAATGCTAATACTCATATGCTTTTATCGGGAGATATAGCATTGTATGGTAAAAATTCAACTAAAGAGTATTTTAAAGATGGGGAAGTGTATCTTCCTAATAAAGAGAAATTTGGTGAAGATGTATATCAATTACATGCCAAAGAGCTAGGAACTAATTTAGGTAAAAGACTAGCTAATCAAGTGGCTCCCGGCAGAAAATTAGCTATGAAAAAGAATGAAAAATACATTCAGTTATATCTAAACGATTTCTTTGATCATTCTACTAACATCACAATGCTTGCATCTAAGTTAGATAAAAAGGAATTATCCAATTCAGATTTACAATTGATTAGAGAAATCAACGCCAATGCTAATGGAGATGGGACCTTAACACAAGGACAAAAAGATAAGTATAAAAATCTTAAGAAAAGATTTCCCAATACGGCTCCTTACTTTGAATTAGAATCTACTGATGCTCAAGAGTATACAACTGCATCTGAACACCTTAGAGTATTATGGGGTCAGGGTAGATTAGACAAAGACACTCATACTAAGCTAAAGAACAAGATTAAAAAACAGAGAAAAGCTGAGAGAAATAATGATCCTATTCCTGATGATGCTAAGTTCGATCATGAAGAATTAACATTATTTTTTCAACCAATGAAACCTGTATACACTGGTTTTATTAATGACGAAGTGAACGGGGTAATGAGAACTGTTTACATTAAATCTTCTTCTATTCCACTATTGCCTCAAGTAACTTCAGGTTTAGAGATAGATGGTTTAAGGAAACTAATGGAAGGTTACGAGAATGATTCTGGGTTAAAGGTCAGGGCTTCTTATGAATCTGCTAATAAAGTGGGAGCTAATACTAATGCAATACACGTCTTTGATAAGAATGGTAAGTTTAATTCAAGATTACTGAATGGTATTGGGGAAGAAGCTAAAAAGGAGAGAAACCGCGAAGTTAAACATGCCTTAGATGAGGCTGTACTTGTACTAAATAGAGAATCATTCAAGATTCAGCAGGATGTACCATTTAAATTAGATAAGAATGAAGTTACATTAGGTACTCAAACTCTTAAGTTACTATTTGGTAACGGGGTAACTGAAATGGAAGGATTCTCATTTAGAGGCAATGATAATGTTTCTGGTAAAGAATTAAGAGACAGATTTAATAAATTGTTTAATGATTATATTTCTGATAAGAGATTAGCTCTTCTTGAAGAATTAGGAATGAACACAGATGGTACAGCCAAGGACCCAGTCCGTACCAAAAAGAAAATACAGAAACTCTTAAAAAAAGAAGCCGAAGAAAGAGGCTATCCAAGACAAGATATTGAAGCTCTTAAATTAACAGAAGTTAGAAATTCTCAGGGTAGAATAATAGACTATAAATTCAAGTTACCACCCTGGATTTCTCCTAATTCTAATAAGTATGAATCTTTACTAAATTCTATTATTAATAGTAGAACAGTAAAGATGAAGATGCCTGGAACCTCTTATGTAGTTGCTTCTGAAGCAGGATTTCAAAGAAAAGCCAATATTAGTAATAAGGAAGTACAATCCAGAATTATCTATACGGATAAATGGGAAGGTAAATTAAAAGCTGCTGATTTAGAATATTATACTAACAACGAAGGTAAGCAGAAAAAAAGGGTAAAAAGTGTTCAAGTATTAGCTCCGTCTAAGTTCAGAGATATTAATGGGGAATTAGTAAAACTGATACTAGATAATGGAGAACCTAATCCTCTATACGTAGAAAAAGATGAAAACGGTGTACTTAGGTTAAAAGAGGGTATGTTAGAGAGTGGAATGAAAGATATGTTTACTTTCCGTATTCCTACCTCTTCTCATGTGTCCATGTCTAAGGTAGAAATAGTCGGTTTCCTTCCTCCTGAAGTTGGTAATATGCTTATTGTACCTAAAAACTTAACTCAGCAAAAGGGTCTTGACTTTGATATTGATAAGGAGACGGCTTACTATAATCATACTTATGTAACTGGTACGGGTAAGATTGTACCTTTTGGTGGTAAGGAATGGCAAATAGATGCTGATATAGTTCAGGAAAAGTTTGATATAATTGAAGAATTATATCAAGAGAATAAAGACTTATTAAAAGATGAGCAAACTCTTACTGATCTTTATTTAAATGCCATAGAAAATGGAACCGTAAAGGAGTCAGTTCTATACAAGAAAAGATTAGATGAAGTTAAATCTTTAAAATCAACAGATTTAACCCAAGATGACTACTTTGCTGCACGTAAAGAATATGAAAAATTTCACGGTACTAAAGCTAAACAAAAAGTAATGGAGAATGAAATGGTGGACATACATATGTCTGTCATTTCAAATGAACAGATGTTTGAGAAAGTAAATAAGGTTCTTTCTATGGCATCAGCTAAGGAACAATCCATAGCTATTTCAAGCCAAGCAGAGAGCGATTCATTGGCTAACTTTAGTATTTTATCTGATACTTATCAGAAAAGTAAGATGGCCTTAGGTTCATCAGGTAAGCTTGGTATTGGTGTATATTCTAACTTTGTTGTATTAAATTCTCAAATACAACAGACTGACTCAGATCATTATTTACAGTATACAAAGGAAGATGGTACCACTGAAAACTTTAATTTCAATATTGGTGGTATTAAATCTGATGGTAGAATTTCTAATAGTCAAACACTAGGTACTATTAAAAGAGACATTGCTGACGTATTAGCTGAAAGGCAAAATACTGCTACTGATAATGAAAAGGAACAAATCATGGGTAGGGTTAACATCAACTCTCAAACCATTAACTTCGATGTTGTAATGATTCTGTTGGGGTATGATAAAACTCCTATGCATTATGTAAAATACTTTAATGAAGAAACTGGGCAGCAGGAAGAAAGATACTTTGAGACTCAAAAGGAAAAGCAAGATCACATAAAAAAAGTAAAGAAAGACCAAAAAGGTCTAATTAGAATTTCTAAAGATTATAGTGAATTATCTATCCCTTATGCCTTTACCTCTCAACCTATTATTAGGGAGTATACAGAAATGATGAAGGCTGGTAAGTCCAAATTTCAAGAATACAATCCTTCACTCGAAACTGATGTGATTGGGTACCTGATGGACAAATATAATTTTGATGAAGACATAGACCCTAAAGACTTAGATGCTAAACTTACAGGAGAGACCTTGTTTAGGAACTTATCTAAGCCAGAGGATAGGATACAAACAAGAATACTACAGCTCTTCCAGATTATTAATGGACAAGCTAAAGAGCTTTCTGAATTACAGAAGGTACTTAATATTAATAATGGAGGACTTGGTAGATCATTCTTTGATGTAATAGAGAAATATGATAACCTGGCTAAAGGAGGTTTTGGGGGTCAGAACTTGTCTAATAGAGATGATCTTATTGGAGATATTCTCTATTTTAGTGAGGAGCAGTTAGAGGGTGGAGAGTCATTTGATGATCTGTTAGAGCAGAGAACTAAGGACGGTTACTTCTACTTTCAGGACAGATATTCTACTGAGATAAGAAAAGGCACATTTGTTAAACCTACTACTCCTAGTAGCTCTATGCTTATCCAGAGTATACACACAGGTTACAATCTATGGAAAGATTACTATCCCTACTCTTCCGTTAATGTATCTATGCAAATAGATAACATTAGAGAAAATATCTTAGGTAAAAGAGAATTATCCAGTCAAAAGAAATCTGAGGTTAATCAGGAGATTTTTGCTGAGATGAGAAAGTATCTATTGGCTTCTAGTAAGTTTGGTTTATTTACTGGGGATATTCAAAAGAAGAGGGCCAAGCTATTTTTTGATACAAAAGAAAACACATCTTTAGCTCAATTCCTTAAAGATAAAATGTTAACAGATGAAAGGTTACAGAATAACAAACTACTGTCGAGATTTGAATTTAAGTTAGAGAGTAATGGTTTACCTTCTCTTATTAAGTATGACAATACTCAGAATGAAGATTTTGATGAGGACTATCTTTATATTGCTTTACTAGAGTTAATGCAAGAAGACAGAAGCCTTGGAGAATATCAGGGTAGAGAGTATACTACTAAAGATTTAGCCAAAGACCTGGTTACTTATTCTTACTTAGGAGAACCTGTACAAGAAGCTATTCAATTCTTACGTTATATTCCTATTTCATACCTAGAATCTGTAGGATTTTCAGATAATGCAGCTAAAATGGATGAAAAAATTCGTCCGGGTATATTTGATACTCTACTAGGAAAAAAGAGATTTGCTGAACAATATGCTCAGCATAATGCTGGTAAGCTAACCAAAATTGATCTTGATGCTTCTTATATATCTAATAAAGAGTATGGTGTTAAGAAATCTAAGGAGTCTTTAATGTCCTTTAGTGTTAACTATATGGCAGACAGTATGACAGAGGGCTTAGCTAAGAAACTAGATGGAAAGAGTTATGTCACCTTCTACAATAAGAATCTTAAAAAAGGAACTCAGAAGTATCAAGTATATAAGGCAATAAGAAATAGTCTCGGTACTATAACTCATTATCAAAGAATATCTGTACTTGGAGTACATGGGTTGTCAGAGTATCAGCTAACTCGTGATACAGCACCTAGAGAGTCATTGGTTAACCCCATATATAAAAAGACCTCACCTAAACCTATTCCTGCTACCCCTGAACCCGAGAATAACAAAACCCTTACTTTGGGTCAGGAGGTGGAGTCTCTTTCTAAATCTACAGATATTCCTACTGAATTACAAGAATTAGCTAAAGTCCTTTTACCTAAAATAGATACTTCTATTAATATAGAAGAAGTTTACTTTGCTTCTAAATTCCCTAAATACAGTGCAGATGAAGGGGTATATCAATCGGAGGAACACAAAATATATCTTAATAAAGGGAATCCCGTTAATGCTACTAAAGCTGGTAGAGCCAGAGTGTTATTACATGAGGTAGTTCATGCCTTAACTGTTAGACATGTATTCCCCTATATTAAAAAAGATGGTAAAGCTACTATAAAATTAGGACCAGATGGCAAAAGTAAAGAAGTTAGTCCAGAAATAGTAGGTCTTATCAGAGTGTTTAAAGAAGCTAGAGCTTCATTTGATTCTGCTGTATTGGATTCAATGGAATCTAGTATTGAGTCCGGGACTTCATTTAGTTCTAATGAAGCTAGAATGGCTTATGGTGTAAAGGATATTTATGAGTTTATGAGTATGCTTACTACGGATAAAGAATTTAGAGATAGAATGTCTAAAATTCCTTACAAGAATACTAATAAGTCAATATGGGAGAAATTTATTGATTCTATTAGAAGAATTATAGGTAATATTACGGGGATAGAACCTAATAGTATTGCTATGGAGGGTATTGGTTTGACTTTAGAAATAGTTGAACAACAATCTAAAACAGCAAAGAACTTGTTTGATATAATGGAGGATAATGTACAAGCTACTTTAGACTTGTTATCTGAGGCCACTCCTGACAATCCCATGCCAGGAATAACTGCTGTACAAACTGATGAGAAGCCTATTGATGATAGTTATGATGAAAAGGATGTATATGAGTCTAGAACTAATACTGTTATGACCAGTTCTCAATTGATTGCCTTTGAAGAATATAAGGAGACACTAGAAAAAGAATGCTAATATGAGCTGTATTTATATAAAGGATGGGAACAGACTAAATGAAGATCAACTAAAAAAAGATTTTAGTCAGTCTATTAATAATAGGGTAGAATCTGAAAGTTTCTTTTCTATTAATTCCACCATATATGACCCCACCTTTACTAAGGCTGTGGAATATAAAAAAGATTTACTAAGACTTTTAGAGAAAAGAATTAGAAGTCTGGGTAAGCAGGCTAAAGACAATTCGGGTGATATAGATTTAGTCTCTGATCTTTTAAACAAGAAAAGAATTACCGAAGAAAGGGCAGCTCTTCTTGAAAGAGATATAGCTATAATGAATAATAAAGAGGCTGCTAATCTTTTTAAACTGGCTTTCTACGCCCAGGAAGATTTTAAGAGACTAGACTATCTTCTAGCTAATGATGATAGTGCCGAAGCTATTCAAGAAGCTACTAAAATTGTAAATTTTTATATTGAAATAGGTAGACTAGATAGATATAATCCTATTATTCCAAAAGATGGAATGGTTGATTCTGAGGGAAATATCATTTTAAAAGATTCAATTAGGGATATACTTCTTGATCTTAAAGATAAAGCACTCATAAGAAAAACTAAGTTAGAAGGTATAAGTCAGACCAAAGCCATGAATTTTATTAATAATCTTAATAAGGTTCAAAGAATGTATGGTGAAGATGGTAAACTGTCTTTTGATGAAGTATTCTATACAGAAAAAGGACTAAAAGACGCTAATTGGGTAGATATGTTTGTGATGGATATTACAAATGGTATATTCTCTCATAATGGATTAGCTCCACAAGCTATGATGGTAATACTTCAAGAAGCCATAGCTGATGCTACTATTTTTGCAAAGGATGCTCAAAGAACAGTAGATAAACTTAAGGATGATGTAGAGAGGATACTTCGTGAGGAACTAAACCAAGGGTTTAAAACCCTTGGTTTTAAGGGTGTTTCATATGATATTTTTAAAGCTAAGGACGAGGATGGTAACTTTAAGGATGCCATAGTTCAAAGATTTTCTACTAAGTACTTTAATATGAAGAAAGCCCAGGATAGAGCTTTTTTCAACTTATACAATATAGCTAATTCAGCTAAAACTGAGACTAGGAGACAAAAAATCATGGCTAATGCTAATAGAAAGAGGGGTAATTGGTACAGAGCTAATACTATCATTATAGACCCTTCTATGTTACCTGAAGTAATTTCTAATTCAGATTACTCATCTAAAGAGTTAGCTAATGAACAAGAAGCAGAAGCCTATAAGAAAGAACTAATTAAAGTTCTTGGTTCAGAATTAGCATACAATGAACAAGTTAATATTCAGCTTAACAAGTTAAAAGATTATAAAGCAAATAGGGCAAGTAGAATTAATGCTCTAATAGCAGAAAATGGAGTATCACAAGAGTCTGAGTTAGATGCTGAGCATAAGAAAAAACTGCTGTATTGGGAACAGTATAATGACCCCTTTGAAGGAGCAAAACAATTTAAAGATAAAAGGGTAAGAACTCTTAATAAAGGCCAAAATAATTTTAAGACTACTCCTAATATTAAGTTTGGTAAAAAGAATAGAGAACAAATTATTGTTAATTTAGATACCAAGAACTCTTCAATAGTAATTGAGGATAGGAAAATTAGTGGTGCTAAGAAAGGAGATGAAATAGTGTTTAGAAATGCTGCACCTAAACATTCCATTACTTACAATGCTAATAATGGAAGTTTCTCTAGTACTGCTCAAATAAGTATGAGATTTAACGGCACTTCATGGGATGTATTTCAGGATACTAACATGAAGTTTAATCAGGACATACCAAAAAGGTCAAATTCAACATCTAATGATTTAGGACTGTATGATAAGAATTTTGAGATTATTGAAAAACACGCCCCATTACTAGAATTTCACCAGCTTTTAATGACTGTCCAACAAAAAATGGAAAAGGTAATGCCTCCTGAAGTTAGAATGAAGTTTGGTCAGAACTCATTAGTAACTATGAAAAAGGGAATATTTGAAATACTAGCTGATACTAGTATGGAACCTATGGAAAGACTCTTTAAAGCTATGGGAGAACTTTATGACCGTATTAGACTGTCTTTTGGTATAAATCCCCAATCTCTTACCTCTCAAGTGCCTGTAGACCCAATTACAGGTATACCAGAATATACGGTTAATGCAGACTTTTTTAAATCTAATAGAACCAGGATTAATGAATTAAGAACTATTGAGGAAGCTAGAATGAGTGTTGCATTAAAAAAAGACTTAAGCATACAAAATATTTGGGACATTAATAAGATTACTGATGAGGCTGTACAGGTGCTTGCTGAAAACTTAGGTGTATATGCTGATACTACTACTCCCCAAACTAAGGCCAAGACCATAGAAGCATTAAAGAAAAGATTACCCAGTCAAGACCTTAGTAAGTTTAATCTGTCTAGAGTACTTAATTCAGCTATTGAAAGCCAAGTAGTCCAAGAAGCCAGTTTTGACCTTCCTAAAATGATTAAGCTTTACTCAAATCTAACTGCTGAGTATGAGGCTAGACAGGTAGTTAAACCAGCTCTTGATTTGATTAAGAAGCACTACCAGGCCATTGAAAAACCCGAAGAAAGTAATCTTGGTTATGGATTATCCAGTAATGGAGAGAAAGTAACCAACGGGGTTAGAACCCAAGCTAATGCGCAGATGGATTCTTGGTATCAAAGAGCTGCTCTTGGAAACTATGGGAGTAAAGCAGAGTTAGGAGATACCAGAATTATTAATAAAGCAAATATCGGTGACATTGGATTAAAACCAGGGAAACTTAAAGATACCTTAGATAAGATTAGAATGCCTATTACCGGTAAAATTTTATCAAAACAAGATAAAATAGATAGAGATAAAATTAATAATATACTTGAAAATGAAGATTTTAAGGGAGATGAACAAGCCCTTGTAGAACAGAGAAACAGATTAGGAAAACAGTTTAGTGGAGTTGCTATGTTTGACTCTATATTTAACTTCATAAGACTTAAGGGATTGGGGTGGAATTTAAGCTCTTATGTTACCAACTTTATGGAAGGTCAAACAGCTAATATGATTATAGCTGCTAGGGGAGATTACTTTGAACCTGATTTGATTTATGCAGCCAACCATATTGTAAAGGGTTCTATTCTTAAGAACCTTAATAAAAGAATAGCTACTCCTGGCTCACTAAAAACTAGGGTTTTTATGGATAGGTGGGATGTACTACAGGATGCATCCAATGAATTACAGAAGGCTTCTACTAAATCTGCTTTTTCCCGTCTTGGTGTACTAGAGCCCTATGAAGGAACTAGAAGAACAGAGTATTTAAATCAGGCTCCTCTTATGGTTGCTATGATGATGGATATTAATATCAAAGATAAAGATGGTAATGAATCCACCTTATGGGAAGCAGTAGATGAAGAAGGTAAACTTATAGATGGATTTAATACTGAGGAAAATATAAATAACTGGGAAAAATCACAAGGACAAGAGTATAAAGATTTTAAATCTAAGCTAACCAAACTTATTGTAGATGCTCACGGTGATTACGATCAACTAAGGGGTAACATGGCCTCTGAATATTCTACTGGTAAAGCATTTCTTATGTTTAAAAGGTGGCTATCCAGACAAGTATATCAAAGATTTGCTAGTGTTGGTTATACTGAACCTGATGCAGACGGAAATAGAGAAAGAATCTTTCAGGATGATTTAGAATCTGAAATTAAAGATTTTGGTGGAAGGTACTGGTCACACACTCAAGCTAGTGGTATGATACACGGGGCTATATTAGGTATAGGGGGTTTATCATTAGTTGGTGCAGGTCCCTTAGGCTTGTTCTTGGGCAGTGCTGTTGGCGCACTAGGAGGTAAACTATATGGCGCTAAAAGTAACTTATCATTTCTTGAAGATTTAGCTATAACTGGTAAGAACATGGCTATGACAATGATGGCCATTCCAATAAATAATGTTGTTGGTGAGGCCAAAATTAAAGTAGATAGTGTTGATGAAATGACAGGTAATTATAGAATAACAGAAAGAGATGCCAAGAACATGAGAGCAAACCTAGTTGAAATGTCTATTACCTTGGCTTGGATAGGATTTATTTTAGGTACTAAAGCTCTTCTATTTGATGATGAAGATGAACCAGATGACCCCCGTAGAATGGTACATAATTTATTAGCCAACAGATTTATGACTTTATCATCACAAGCTGGTATGTACCTAGCACCTTCTGATTTCTATGAAAATACACTAGGTAGTATGGCTCTTATGAGATTTTTTGATGATGTACAGAAAACTGGATTTTACGCAGCTAAAGCTATTGAAGGGAGAGATATATTGGCTGCTGGGCCTAATGCAGGAGAATCCGCACTTTATAATCAAACACTAAAAACCTTTTTCCCTGCTGTAGGTAGAGACTTAACTAATATACTTGTAAGAGGAAATATACCAACAGGAGGATTTGGTACTGCAATGGGCGGACAATTTATGCCAATGCATTATGATGATTGGTTTGATGGTGCTTATACCAAAGCACACAGGAAAGTTAAAAGGCTAAGATCAGAAAGAACCATAGAATTACAAAAAGACCATTCTATTCCTGTGAAGGATATTACTAAAATACTTGATAAAGAATTACCCTATCCCAAGAAACCTAAGGTCAGTGAATAAAAAATAGCACCCAAGATTTTACTCTTGGGTGCTATTACTATTTAGAAGATTTATCTTCTATTTTAGCTAAAAAGCCTTTTTTCTTCTTCACTTTAGGAAGATTGCTAGTTGGTTTAAAGTGTTTTTTAATTTTACGAATCATGATAGTCAAATTTTTGATTTCTTTTAAATGTGGTCCAATCTTTTAAATCTTTTAATAGAATAAAATTTGAACTAAATATAGTGTATCCAGCGGGATTTAGCAACCTTATAAGAGAGGGTTTTCCATTAGGAGTTAACACTACTTGAAAACCTTCTCTATTTACATAATAATTGTTTTCACTGGGAGCAATTTTATATATAAAATTATGCTTTCTCAGTTCATCATGTAATCTGCGACCTGCGTAAAACTTCTTATTATTGGACATATTAAATATTTGTACTTCCATAAGCCCCAGTTCCTCTTACTGTCTCAGTAATTGGAATACTATCAGCTTGATTAACAAATGTATGCACTAATTGTGCAATTTTCTCCCCCTTAGTTAATTCGGCTAGATAAGGAGTACAATTAATTATTATTACTCCTATCTCCCCCCTAAAGTCTGAGTCAATGGTTCCAACACCATTACCTACTATAAGCCCTCTTTTAAGAGGTACAGAACCCCTTGACCTCACTTGTAATTCAGTCTCTTCCTGTAAGGAATTAACATAAATACCAGTACCCAAAAGCACCCTTTCAAACCCACGTAATTTAAACCTCCCCTGATTAAAAGATTCTCTAATTAGTCCCATTTTTTCAGGTGAAAGTTCAATATTGCCTTTAAACATCTTTTTAATGCTCATAGCTTGAACATCAAAGCCAGCAGAACCTTTAGTTTCATAATGAGGAGTATCTATTCCCTCATCATAAGTTAAATTTAAATCTAAGCCTTCCATGATCCTAAGTTTACTGGTAGTTTATAATTGATTACATCTTGTGGTCTGACTATACATTGATAATTTAGACCCTTTAGTCTTTCGTCTATGATTACTTGAACTATATTCCAATTAAGACCTGCTATACCACAGCCAATAAGAGGAAATATAATCTCTTTAAAATTATATAGTCTAGCCACTTTATCAAAACAGCTATCAATAAAATCATAACTACCATTTGGCCCAGGCTTTTCTTGGGTTAAGGCATTAAGGATAATTCTATTATCTTCTCCACTTATAGGAGTAGCAATAATATCACCTCCTTGCCATCTTTCGTCTTCTGTTAATTCCTGTTTATATTTGGAATAACAATCTGGAAAATGTGTCTTAACTAAGCCAGCTACACCAGCCCCCATAACTCCATAGGTATTACACCCATGTATAAATACCTCAAATTCTTTATTTTTTAGAATTGTATCGAGGTTTCCTATTCTATATTTCATAGTTTTCTGTTTACTATGGTTAGGAAATAAATTATAATTCGCTTCATGTATGCTCAGTTCCTCTATCTGCTGCATACTCACAGATAAATTGGTTCGGTCTAAACTTCAGGTTCACTGACTTTTCCTAAGTCATGAGAGTATTTCTTATACTTCTGAAGTCTCATTAATTTTTTATTGTAAGAAGTTTCTGATGTAGCATCGTATATACCAGCAGCCATTTTAAGAGGTTCTGACAGCTCTAAAGAAAGTAGTTGGATAGTGTTAAGTAAATCTTCTATTTCGTCCTCTAGACGTTCTTTATTCGTTTGTTTCTGTCCTTGCTTGATTTCATCTAATCCAAACTGCATAGCTTTAGAACATACATACTGAATTTCAGCACACTCCTCCATTACTTTAAGTAAAAGAAACTGTTCTTTATCCATTATTGTACTTCAGTTTTCAAATTTAAATCATCCTCCTCTCTAGCTGCTTTGTACAGTTCCTTCTCTTGTACGGTTAATGACCTAAGGTCTTGTTCTAGTACGTAATTAGAAACTAACATACCATCCTTTGATACATATCTTACATAGTATACTTTATGCATACCAGCAGAGGTTTCCATTAATCCTCTACCTCCAATAAATACAGATGTTTGAGGATTCCCAAACATAGTCCCCCCAGTTAATGCAACAGGGTACACAACAAATTGAACCAGTTGCCCAATGTTAAATTTGTATTTAGTCATTACTTATTAGTTTTTCTTTAATTAGTATTTCTCTTACTGCTTCAATAAGTTCAGAAATAGTCCCATCATTATCTATCACATAGTCAAATTCCGCGTTATCTAAGGCTGTTTCACTGGAATGGAGGCTAGTGTTATCATAAATCTCATGATGTTTTACTATTGACCCATCAGAAATAATAAAGTCTTTATATACTCTATTAACCCTAATTGTTAATCCTCCACGATCTTTTACAGCCTGAAGTTCATTTGGAAACCTACAATCTGTTATTATCCAGTTAGGGTATGTAGATAAATCTTTTCCACTATCAGGTAAACCAATAGTTATATCCTTTATATATAAACCTATAGGTTTATATTGATTAAATAAAACATTAATCCACGTATTTGGATGAATTATTTCCCTAAAACACTCTGTACCAATGAGTTGAAGCATTAGTCTAGGTGTCATTTTTTGAACACTAAAATGAGAAGCATCGTATGGAAAATCTTCACGTCTGGCGTATATCCTTCTTCCACTTCCTGTGTGAGCTTCAAAATAATCCCACTTTTCACCAAGTTCAGTTTCTTTAAATTCTTGGTCTTCTAACTGCTCTCTTGTACATCCCAGTAAAATACACACAATATCCTTTAGTGGATCAGCAAACTTTTTAATTTGCCACTTAGTCCCGTAAGGATGATAGTTTAACCCATTTGGATTTTCAGTTAGCTGTTCAAAGAAATACTCTTTAGAATATTTGTCTTCTATAGATAAATACTGAATAATCTTTCCAACTAAATCTTTTCCTGAGTTCTTACGACCCGATATTGAGGTTATCATAATTTATATTGTTAATTATTAATTTTCGAGATTTTACTCCAGTTTTCTAAGTCTTCATCATAAGTATTTGGGAGTATTTCTATTGCGGGTAATATCACGTCATTAGCAGTATCAATAAATTGCTGCGCATAAATTTTAGCCGACTTCTTTAGAATTTCTCCACCAATATTATTTGAAATAATAAACCTCATTCTGTGTCTGTTCTCTAAAGTAGGATGATTTTTGATTTCTTTTAACATTATTTCTTCAAATGTTTTCATAACTTATGTCTTTATTTTAATAGGATTATTAATAAATCTTTTTATACAATCATCAACACAATGATCAAATTTTATAAAAAATATATGCCTCTTTCCAGGATGAACTCGTCTAAAATCTTCTTTAATACGTTCATGTAAAAAATTAAGAGTACGATTATAGCTAGCAATAGTTATTCCATTACTTAACTCTTCTTCATGTAATTCGGCAGCTTCTTTTTTATCAAACTTTAAACCATCACTAGTTTTATATTCAACTATGACTGTCTCTAATCTTTCTATTTTACTCATAATACTTTGGATTTATATAACCTAGTGGTTTTCCACTTATCTATCCAAACATTATCTTTGATATTAAAAGATATAGGTTTTTGCTCGATTTGATAGTAATGCATCCAGTACCAAGTATTAAATTTAAAAATTGGAAACCAAAAGAATTTGGTCTTCACCCTTACATTTACCCCTATGTATGTCCATTTATTTTTTGATTTCACAATTCAATTCGATTATTAGCTATATCTTTATACACTTCGGTCACTTGAATATAATATTTTCTTTCTTAATTCTTCATTTAGTTTATAAAGTATTACTGAATACTCGGTATTAAGATCAGAAAAGAAATGACCGGAACTAAACTCTTTTTTAATACCATCTAATTCATCCTGAGATTCTATAATAAGCTCTATATCAATCTTAATTGGAATGAATCTCTTTAATTCTGATTTAGTTATTTTTATTTTAGACATAATTATTTATTTTTAAGTATGTACACATCTGTTTTGTTCCAATCCCCGCACGTATCACAAACATATTTATCTGTAGTTTCTTTTAGTTCATAATTGTTCCGAATATAAGTAGCTATTTCATACTCAGACATATCCTTCACATCTTTGACTAAATTGTCAGGTAACTTGGAAGCAATATTTTCGTCAATGATATAATCATCATATGAATAATCAAAAAGATGATTGGAATCTACTAGTATAGTATATCCAAAACATCCATCTACTATTTCTATTTTCATAATAAAATGTTTAATAAATGTATTCTTCTAGTATTTCCGCTACTCTGAAGTTATTGATGGACATAAGTTCTCCCAGAGTTGCCTCAGGATGTACCTTAAACTCATCTCTAGCGCGTTGTAATACTTCTTCTAAAGGATTATACCCTAAGTCTTCTGAAAGCTCTTCAGAACGCTCTATAATTTGTTGTTTATTCATTGTAAGTATTGATGGAAAATACGTGCAGCTCTTTTAGAACAAGCAGAAGCAACATCTTTCCAAATTAGTGAATTAGATTCTAAAGTATCTGATTCTTCCGCAATAATATCATTAGCAACCCAGCGAACTACATTACCGGTTTGTTTAATGGACTCAGCAGAAGTCTCTTGTATAGCCTGTTTAACCCTGTTAGGAGTTACAGCATAATTAACAAATTCCTCAATAGATTTTAGTTTTTCTACATCTACTTTAGCTAATTTCTTGACTTTAGAGGAACTATGTTTTTCACCCTTGACTTTAAAGCGAATTGTATCGCCCCTATAAATAGTAGACCATACTACCCCTTCACCTACATTACCTTCTTCTTTATCAAGAAGTATGGTAGCCACGGGACAAGATTTCTCTACTTCTTCGGTGATTTTTACCATCTGGTCAGAAGAAAATTTAGGTTTATTAAAGTCAATTTCTACTGAATATACAGGGAAATCATATATATTATAAAAATTAATTTCGGGTATACCAGGATAAGGTACAATATCTTGGTACACATCATCGTAATAGGAACCAAAGAGAAAGAAAGATTTTTCTACCTCTGCAATTCCTACTCCTGATTGTATACCCTTACCTGCCCATTCTCCAAATAAGGTTACAGTTTTATAGTCACTAATGGGTGCTTGTGGTAAAGCATATGTATCAAAATAACATCTTAGTAAATCTTTATTTTTATTTACCCAACCCACAAATTCAAAGTGGGATGCATCACCCGCATTTAGAGCAATTACGTTATTTCTACTCTGCACATACATCTCATTTTTTTCAAGATCAAGAGTAATGCCAGCATTGGTTCAGTGTAATTTAACAGTACCAGTAAAGAGTAAAGTAGGATAAGGTTCTCTATTTTCATAGATAGCATTACCCTCTTCATCTTTCCCTTGAAAATCATGAGATAATCGTGTTTGCTTTACAATATCTCTAAATTGCCTTGTTTTAGGCCATTTAATATTTTTCATTAGTATGTGATTTTGTTTTAACTGCTGTGTTATTACTTCCAATATATTTTTTAGAGAAATTAGAAAATTTTACCCATGAAAAATAAAAATTTCTAAGCTCCTGAGACATGTCATTCAAGGATATATATTCATGTTCCAAATCTTTTTTAAACTTCTCGCAAGCGACTCAGTATAAGTTTTATATCGCATAATTGACATTTTAGGAGCCACAATTTAAACAGCCATCTTCATCTAAATCACAGTACTTGTCAAAACCCAATTCTATTTCCAATTTTTTTATGCTAAGTAACAAACTAGTTGGTGGTTTATCCATACTTGCCGCTTTATCCTTTAGTTCTTTAGTCTTTTTATTTTATCACCAGACACCTGGTTTAGTTTTAATTGATAAATTACTACTTTCTTGGTATTTTTACTTATTGTGCTTTGACGCATAAATCTCTATAATGCATTTCGAGAAAACTAATATGAGTAGGAATAAAAAAGCCTCTCATCAGTATCTATTATTATGTATTTGTGAGGACAATCAGTAAGTAACACTTGCTTATTAGCTTCAAGATGAGGATTTCTAACTTGGGTATGACCCACTACATGAATATATCCCTCTACTGAATTTCTTACTAAAGAATTGGGTCTAATCCAAATCGGACTATGCGAGGGAGCATTTCCTTGGGTATTAAAAGTACGGTCATATTTATATCCTTGCTCAAAAGAATATACCCTTGGTTTGGTGGCCCAAAGAAGGTTTAATGTATCCACCAAACTATACTCATTTCTTAGTTCCGCATTCTCATCAACTTTGTTTAACCAAGAATTGCTAACTCCTGCGTGACTAAATAAGTAATTGTCTTTTTCGTAAGCTATATCAAAAAGATGTAGATATTTTGTGTAAATCTCCCTAATTTGATGGGCGTGATGAGTTTGGTAACCAGAATATATTTCTCCCTCTAAATAATGATAGCAATGGTTGCCTATTAATAGTGTTACCTTATTTTTATTCAACAGTTTATAGGCAATAATATTTCTAAAGTTGTTCAGTTGTTGTCCAAAAGGTATATCAAATGAGTCAAAATAATCTCCTAAAAATACAACTTTATCATAATCTTCCCTTTCAACTCTTCCCCAATTGTTCCTTCCGTGAACATCACTAATCACTAGTATTCTCATGTTAATTTAATTTTGCTGGATTGATGCAAGAAAATTGGGGGATAATACACTGAATAAATCTTCCTTTGTAATATATTATGTAATCTTTCATAGTTTACTATGTCATATAATTTTCATGTACACTATAAATACAAACAAGAAAATAAGAGCATTAAGGAGTAAAACCCAAAAACTATCTTGCAATATTTTGTGGCAGTCAATAGTAACTTTGTCTTCCTCTCCAAATAAAGACAAAGCAGTATGGTAGAGAGAAGCACAAATAGATAATTGTTTGACTAAAAAAACTAAAAATATAGTAATTCCTACTAACACGGTAATATAAAATATTTCTATTAATGTCATGGCATATTAAATTGTTATGTGGCCCAGTAGGATTTGAACCTACGATCTTCTTGTTATGAATAAACTGTTACTAAACAACAACATTCCGTAACAAAAATAGATAATATTTTAGGTATTCTTATTTTTGATCTCATTTTCTTCGATTTTTATTAGTCTAATTCTTAAAGGATTTACAAGTAAATCATAAGCTTCTTTGTCAAGCATATTCTTTCTTTTCTTACCTCCTGATTTATAGACAATATACCTGGAATACCACTTGTTATAGGTTTTTATTTGTTTTAGTATTTTCTCTTTCTCTGTTTTTTCAAACAAGTCCTGAAACATACTTATTACAGTACTTACTACTGGTATATACTGTATAATTGGGATTTTATTATTACTCATAATATATCTTTTTTACTAGTTATATAATAGGGAGGGTTAATTGTATTTAATTCATGATTAAATACTTCTTGGTCTCTTCTCAATGGTAATTCATATTCTAAAGTACGGATAGGGGCTACAGTTACATTATATTCTTCCATTACCTTTTGTTTGAACTCAGCGACTGCTAATGGATTTCTTGATAATACTTTATATACCGAAGAATTAATATTCTTTTCACCAAATATACTCTTTAATTGCTTATCAGAGTACATATCTCCGTACCTGCCTTCTAAAAAAGCAGTATAGGCATTATTATACTTATCGGGTAACTCCAAAACTAACATATGTTTTCTAGAATCTACTCTAGAGCCAAATACATAATCAGTAACAAAATAAGGCTCAAAAGAAACCCAAACCATGAACTTGGCCCAATTTTTAGGTTTGAAAGCTTTATCAGTTAAGATATAGACTAAGTTAAGTTCGGTTGTAGAACTCCCCGCCAGTAGTTCATCATGAATACCTACGCCAAGTTTATTAATTGCACTAAGTTTGTTTCTTAGTTTTTCCCCATGTCCTTTTAGAGCTGGAAGCATATACTCCCAAGTTTTATTTTTGTATAGTTGTCCAATCTTTATATTCATTAGAAATAGTTAAGACCCATGCACTCTTCATAGGTTAATTGATTATAGTATAGTTCTGATTTGCCTAGTCTAGATAAAAAGAATTTTATATCTTCTTCTAAAGAAGGTGTTTGTAATCTAAAAGACTTAACTCTTTTATCTACAGATAGATCATTAATGCTTCGTTGCATTATCTCAAATTTATCTAATTGAATATCATCAAAATATCTTGTATACTCATCAATTAAAAGATCATGAAGGGGCATTTGAATAAAATCTACATAAGCTTCAGTAGCTTGATATAAATAGCAATAAACCACCAACTGCCAATAATATTGGCTAGGTATTTTATTCTTAGATTTGAATGATTTCCAATCTTTAGGAACCTTCACATCTCTAATACCAACTATATCAATTTTATTATGAAGAAAATCTGTTTCTACCTTATTATATCTTATATCACACTCACCAGTAACAAACCCCTTAGTTATTCTTTTTGTGTTCTTTTTATAGTTGGTTCCCTCCTTTCTATTTAATATTTTAATGGCACCTTCTTCAGATAAAATACCATTTTGTGTAGCTATATACCCAAAAAATCCTTCTGAAGTAGAGAAGTCTACATAACCAATATTATTCTCTAACCAAACTTCCTTCAAATAATTCTTAGTACCAGGGGGTAAATCGTCTATCAAAGCTAACTCCCTTTGCTCTAAAGCTTTTTTATATGCCTTAGCCACAGTAGTAATACCGTGGGTTTCACAATAAGTATCTAACTTATCCTTATTATAAGGACCTAATTTTTTATCCTTAATTTTTTCTTTTAGTATTCTTTCAGCTAGAATAACAGAATTGTTATCTATTTCTGGTCTATGAGTACATATCTTATATGCACTTGAAGCTCTAATCATTTCCTGTTAATTATAAATAGATACTACTTTTCCCTTAAACTCCTTAAAATCCAAGCGTACAATTTCTCTAAATTCATTAGAGAAATTTTTATCTATTATGGTTTCAGTATATCTCAAAGTAGGCACTCTCAGTAGTAAATTGCATAATGTATTTTTAGTTATATATACAGAATCTTCATCATTGTACTTAGAATATATAGCCTTTCTATGTATAACTATACAAATTCTTCTTCTTATTTCTTCATAAGGAGGATAATTTTCTTCTATGAGTTTCTTCATTTGAGATAGAACCTTAGAAGGTTTTAAGCCTTTGTGCTTCCCACCCTTAATCTGAATATTAAAAGGCAGGAATGCCAGATCAACTTTACAGTTGTCTAGCATCCTGCTTGATAATCTCGAAGTTTTACAGTAGGTAAAACCTAGCTCCCTGAATACTTTAGCGTAGTAGCGTTCAGCATTATGGCCCTTGGTTCTATTAGTTTTTCCTTTTCCCATACTGTAAAGATAAGAAGATTATCAGTAGTAGTCTTCCTCGTACTCATCATCATAATCTTCTTCCTCGTACTCATCATCATAATCTTCTTCCTCGTACTCATCATCATCATCATAATCTTCTTCCTCGTCACTATAATGATCCTCGACCTTAAAATAAATTTTATCTCTGATTTGATCAAGACGAGTCATAATCTGGGCACGATTTAGTTCAGGAATACTTGGAATTTCTAGCTGATAATTGCTGTCATCCTTGTTGTTTACTTCTCCTTTATAAGAGATGATATTGATGAAGTCATCTTCAAAACCATCCTCTATTTCAGGGTCAATAATCTTGCCATCCTCACCAAATTCTACCACTTGTACAGGATAGTAAGCACAAGTCCTCATTTTACCATAATTATCCTGTGGAGGTACAGCAACAACATCAGCAGGATTTACAAGTACTTGAAGACTAGTATTGCCAAAATAATTACGAGAAAGCCTATCTAGACCAGCTACGTGAAGACCACGAGAGCAAGTACGGTTCTGATTAGGGTCACACTTGCTTCTGTCTACAGTTACAGGCTGTCCCAGACGAATTGTAAAGGTCTTACTGTAAGAATCAGTATACACAGTAGAATTATCTCCTGCTAAGCTCTCATAAAGCTCCTGTAGTGTACTCCCTTTACCATTATACTTAACAACTTTAAGATTACCATCTACATCTTTTTCCACCGAGTAATTACGGGGGGATTTCTTGTTCTTAAATTTAATTCGAGCATACTCAGAACTAATAAACTTGGCTTCCTCAGCATTTGTATCACTGCCTTCAGTTTTTACTAGTACGTTACGATAAGCTACAAACAATCCAGAAGAAGAGATAGTCATTCCATACTTATTCAAGAACCAGAATAAATTGGTTCTTACTCTGCTATCTGGATTGAGAGAAACTAGGGTCCAAAAGTTAAAATAAGATTGCAATAATTCCTGATCATTTTCCGCTTCAGCAGCAGCAATAGAAAAAGCTAAATCTGAGGGAACCGTTAGTTCACAGATGCTTGGAATATAAATACTATTACCTTTCCTTACAAGAACAGAAGAATTGTCTAAACTATCAGATTTATCTTTAAAAGCTTCTACTTGCTTTTCTTTTTTATATAGTTCAGGAGCAATAATTCTTTTAATTGCTTCTTCATCTCCTTGATTCTCAATAACTTGATTATACATTTGGTCAGTACAACTGGTAGTTGTAAGAACCTCTCCATCTTTAGTTGTGACTATCAGATGGCTCTTTAATCGAATGATCTTCATTTTCAATAGGTTTGATATTAAATACAGTTTCTTTTCTTAATTTCTGTACTGCTTCTAAATTTGGCTTAAATAGTTTTTTAGTTAATACATAATCAGTGACAAGATTAAGGGTTTCTTCTTTGATAATATTTCTACTATACTCTCTAGTAGAAAAATGTATTAATAAAGAAGCATTTTTAAGTTCCTCTTTATTAGAGTCGAATAAAGACTTAATTTTTAAATTAAAATATCCATTTTCTTTAGATAAATCATATATATCCTGATACAGTTCTCTATTTTTCTCAGTTAAATAACCTTTTATATATTTATTACGAAAAATATTTAAAGTATTTATGGTATAACTGAGATTTTTAGAAATCTTTTCTAGGTTGTCTAGATCATATAAACTTTGCAAGTATGGGACTTCTATTTCCAACATATAAGCAGTAGCTATGTTTCTTATATAGGCATATTTAGTACTCATAAAATCTTCAATATTTACTAGATTAGGAATATTCTTTAGTAATTTAACTTTAGACTTGGCTATTTCAATAACATTTGGTCTTAACTTAGACTCAGATTTCTGTGTAATAGAGAACAAAGACTTTAGTTTTTCATTTTTAGGTTCCCCATAAACTACTAAAGACTTATATCTCTTATGTAATTCATTTAATTTTACATAATGTTTATTCTTACCTGGAGCATCATTAGGGTCTTGAGTCCTTTCATTTATTCTTAGCTTATAAACTAAAACAGTTTGATCCCAAAAATCCTTGCTTTTCTTATTCTTAAGTCTTTTATCTTTTTGGGCTTGCTTGTAGTCATCAATATAAGATTGAGGTACAGATTTATTAGTTATTATTTCACACTTAGATACTTTTTCAAGAAAATAATTAAATACTACTCTAACTGTTTTTAAATCTAAATCTTTGTATTTAGTTTTTTTAACAGAGTTATAATAATAACTATCATAGTTTGAATTAAGAAGTCTTTTATAAATAGACTTTATAGGATAAGGAGAAAAGAAAATTGTACCTGAAGACATTGTATCTCTAATCCAAGATTTAGTAATATTGGATAAAGAAGACATTTTACATATCTTATAATGACCAGGGGAGTTTCTAATATTTACAACAGATAATATACTATCTGTACTTCTAATACTATTAGATTTAAGCTCATATGTGACTCCGTGAAATCTAGGTAAAGTATTTCTATAAGAAGTAAAGATACCATATACTCTTTTTAACAAAGTAATATCATAGACTTTTCCTTTAAGGCTTATATTAGAATTAGATTCATCATATATTAATATAACATTGTCTTTATATTCCCCCTCCAATAATATTAGAGTCTTTCTATTCTCAACTGCTTTTAGATAATCCCTTAGATCATCATAATCCTTATTTTCTTGGATTTTAATTAGATTATCTATTTCTTCTTGTACCTTATCTAACTTATCTTCAATTGTTTTGATTGAAGCAGCAGTATATAATAGTTCCTCTCTATTAGGAACTACTCCTATATCACCAATATCAAAATGTACAGCTAAAGATGAAGTATTAAAATAAGAAGGATAAGCTTTAGTTAGATTATCAAGCCTCAATAAGTAGGGTACTTTACCTAATAAAATTCTAGTGCCTACTGTATAGGAATTAGAAGTGCTACTGTGGGTACTAGGTAATATATTACTACTTCTCTTTACTAAGTTACTTACACTAAAAGTATTAAACCTCTTAATCTTAGCATTATTAAACACTTGTGCATATTTATTATTCTCTATGTCACACACTAAATAGATATTATCAAAATAAGTAAGTTGACTTTTAATGGCACTCCAGTAATCTCTTAATTTTGTATCCTCAAAAGGTATTTTTACCTCTACACCATTTCTTTCCTCAGTAGGTATTTTACTTATTAAATCAATAGAAATACTATTACCATCCTTATACATTATGTATACATATTTATTACCCTCATATACTGAAGTTATATGTACTGTATCAGAACAAGATAATGCAGAGAATCTTCCTAATCCAAAACCACCTATTTGTCCATTAGTCCCTCTCTTAGTAGAAGAACCAATATTTCTGTATATATTATTAAATCTCTCTTCACTTAGTCCTACACCAAAATCCTGTATCCTACAGAAATGCTGTCCATCACTAGATTTACCTAGCTCAACAATAACAGGATCATTAACACCAGCCTCCACATGGGAATCCCAGGCATTACTGACTGTCTCTCTTAAGAAAGATTCTATTGGTTTAGAGTATAGATTAGTAGATAAAATAGTAACAATAAAGTCTATATTAGAATTATCAATGGATACTCCATTTGATTTTATGTCACCCTGAATTAAAACTTCTGATTCTCGTTTTCCAAATACCATTACCAGTTTATTTTAGTTTGTCCTCTTTTTTCTAAAAGACGGTTAGTTAAGTAAAAGTGATCACATCCTATAAACTCGTGTTCACTATGTTTATAATATTCCACCATTGGATGTGGTGCTGTCATTATATAATTAGTGTCAGGAGATATAGGTATATTCTCTATATTTATTCTACCATAAAATGTGGCATCCTCTCTGTTATGAATATATCTTGCTACAGACGTAGCTCTTGCCCCCCATAACATCCAAATACATGGATTTTTTTTGGATATGAGTTGAATTACCTTTTTAGTAAAATCTCTCCAGTAAAATTTATGAGAATCTGCGTTACCTGTTTCTACTGTAAGAGAAGTATTAAGTAAAAATACACCTTGATCAGGCCAAGTTCTTATATTCTTCTCATTAATATCAAGAGAGGAACTTAATTCCTTATATATTATTTGTAAACTTTTAGGAATATAGTCAGTACCATTAATAAAGGCATAACCACAAGCATTATTACCAGTTGGGTAAGGGTCCTGACTTAGTATAACTACTTTAATCTTCTCTAAAGGCATAGAAAAAGCCCGAAAAATATTGTGTCTTTCGGGCTTGTAGCTAGTATTAGGAAGAATTTTTTCTGATAGTTCCTTTAATTTTTCTTCATATAAAATAGGACGTAATTCGTCCCAACTTCTATGTATTTTATCTTTAGGATTCATATATAAGTTTACTTTGATAAAGAAATTTTCTTAGTTCTAGTCTCCCTTTTTCTTTAAAAAGATCAGAGGGGTCAGTAATATTTTGTCCTATATTAGGAATATAGAGAGGAGAAGAATTATTAGTATATTTATTAATAATACTGGATATTTTCCTAGATGCTTCCACTCCTGCTCTGTCATTATCGTAAAATACAATTACCTTTTTAAATCTCTGAGTCAGAGAAGTAAGAGTATTTATTGAAGGCACACAACCTTCATTTTGAAACCATACAGAATTTAATCCTTGGTTTCTCAGGACTCTACAATCCTTATAAGATTTACTTATTATTAATTGACGACCAAAAGGAACTAGCTTATTTAGTTCTCCTATGTCATTGCTCTTACAGTTAGTAATGAATCTATATCTCCCATTTCTATTATGAGGACAATAGATTTTCTTTCTATTATGTCTAAAGCTGCAAAAAGAGTATGCGAGTTCATAGAACTTAATTCTTCTAATACCTCCATTCTTTGTAATATTAACAGAAGAAGTGGCAAATACCTGGTCTTCAATGAGATGTTGTCTATATATACCATAAGATAACCAATAATTCTTATCATTTATGGTAAAATCCCTAGTTCTTATATCCAGATTGGTACCGGTATTCTTTTTAATTCTGCTAGGATTAATTTTATTGGGTGTAGTTATTATTTTTTTATCATCTACTATGTGATCTTTTATAAATCTTAATACATTCTGAAATCCATCAATGCCAAATTTATCTTCTATAGCATTAAAGCAGTCGTAATGGGTTCTTAATGGGTCTCCAAAATCTATAAATTGGAGTTTGCCATCAGGACTATAATTAAAATAGGCCCCAGGGGTTTTATCAGGTCTAAAAGGTGAGGTGATATACTCAAACGCAATTGGCTCAAAACCAAATACAAATTTGAATATATCCTCCTCACTTACTAAACTTAAAATGTATTCTTTAGATAAATACTCCCCGGAAATAAATTGATTTTCATCTACATCTTTAAAATCCATAAGAGTATTTAATTAAAGAATTACCAAATAGCCTTAGGTTTGCTGGCTCCTCCCATATTACTGGTTGCGGCAGTAGTTTGGTCAGATTCATCACCCCCTTGCTGGTTAGCTTTGGGGCTATCCATATAGTTCTCCTTTCTGGTGAAAGGATGCTCATTACCGGCACCATCTACATAACGAAGACCATTAGAATCGTTTACAGCCTCCCAAGAACCTTCTTGTGGAGAAACTGAAGGGCATAGAAAATAGCCTCCTTTCATGTTTTTGGGTAACGTAAGGTAGGTTTGATCATTACCTTCCTTAATAGACCACTGGTATTCGAGAAATACGTCTACAGGCTTACTATCATAATCCGATGGAACTAGAGACACCATAATTTTGCCCCATTCGACAAAATCCTTGGCAGGGTTGGTAAACGCTTCCGTGATCTGTTCCTGAGTAACACCTGTAGCCTTAACAGCATGAGTGATTACTCCTTGCACCTGTCCAATGGCCTTGGCATATTCAGCCTTATCTGCTTCATTGGTTAGGTCGAGTTCACGGGGAGCACCCTGGTCTCTATCATAAATACTGGTTACATCAAATAGACGATTACGATACTCACGATCTGATACAGATACGGTAATATCAAAGGCATCTAGTTCAGCACCATCTTTACCTCCGTTAGGATTATACTCTATCTTAGTAATGCGAGCACCTGTATTAAGCCCAAACTTACCAGAACCCCGGCTTTGTAAGCTCTGGTCCTGATCGTTTACTGCTCCAAATAAATTAGACATAAAAGTATACTTTAAAAATTAAAAACAGACTAGTCAAATTCGCTTATACTGGGTTAGAGAAAACACTTTCAATTTCATTGTTTTCTTCTTCCGTTTCCTCCTCAGTATCATTAGTTGAAAAGGCATCAACCTGCTCTTCAGTAAGTAGCTCTACTGTTTCTTCGGTACTGTCTACATCATCCTCAAAAACAAAAGATACTGTTTCCTTCTTTACTGCTCTCTTATACTTTAAGGTAGGATGAGAAAATAACTCTTTCATCTCACGTCCTGTCAATCCTAGTTCTTTCTTGATTTCGGGACGTGTCATTCCACGATCTTGGATCATGCTTAAAACATCACTAGCTTTAATAATTCGCTTTTCCATAATAGTATAAATAATTAGGTTAAATTCTAAGAGTAATATTCGTCTGCCTTCTGAATTACATATCCTAAATCATTGGGGATCAGTAATTCATCAAACATACCAATAGGAGACTTAGCAGGAATTTCATTACCTGCATTATCTGAGTACTTGTTTGTTACAAAATTATATGTGGCTTTCTTATCTTTGGAACTATACTGCACATGAGTATACAGAACCACAGTAAATAACCCTTCTAAGGTTACTTTACTATCTAACATAGAACCAATGGTCTTCATCTTATAGGCCCCAGACTTTTCATCTAAATCACTATGAGTAAGACAAATAAAGTTGATGTCTTTTCTCATGTTTTTGCCAAATGATATTACGTCATATGCTTCTTTTGCCAAATGATTGAACTTATCATACCCCTTCTTCAGAGCATTTGACATGAAATGTTCTGCAAGTATATATTGATACAAATTGTTATCGTAAAGGCTCTTTATCCTTTACTTCTATGTTTTAAATTTCCATACATAACCATAAGCAGATTTTTTGTTTCCTTTACAGCAAGTAGATATGTTCTTTTTCATATCTATGTTACCTAAAAATCTGGCAGCATCACTAGCAGAATCCCAGTCCCGAATAAAGACTTTATTTCTGTCAAACTGGGAGATAGGTTTTTTATTAGCATTTGCTGAATTAATGACCCACTCCTTATGTCTAGGTTTGCTGTTGGCAATACTAATACGTTTTTTGGCTTCTTCTGTATGCTTATAGCCTGAAGAGCCTTTACAAGAAGTAGGACCCTGCCCACCTTCCGACAGATTAGTCAAACGGAATCCCCAAATTCTAAATTGAGCAATCCAGAATTTTTCGGTTTCTTGCCAAAACTCATCTTCTACTCCTTCTAATAATTCTATTTTAGGTCTTAGACCTTTATTAAGTATTGTTAGAAGCCAGTTACTTTTATAGTTAGTCTGTTTTTGTTGCTTATGTATGGAACAATGTTGATACCATCTATCTTTTAATGTTCTTTTTGTTTTACCTATATATCTAATTTCATTAGATGTAGGGTCTGCAAGTGTGTATATTTTTACCATGCACAAAGATAACAAAATAAGATGATTATCAAAATCTAAATCGTAATATTTACATAGTTCAGACTATATCATCAGTATTTCTACTGTTCCGCGCTCGTGGGTTTTACTGTCTTTAACTTAATAATAAGACTCCATAACCTAGTCGTTGAACCTTCAATGTATTTCTACAAAGCTTGGCTGCTGATTGTCCCTACGGAGGAGTTTCCAGCAATTCACGGAATTTAACGACGACTATCTTTTAATCGTCAATTACCACATTCTTAATATCAGGTCTATTATCATTAATATGTTGCAGTATACTAACAATAGTTGGACCATCTGAAACTGAAGCATAGTTACCTCCTTCAGAGAGTAAAGTGCCATAATTGGTACGAGAGCCCTTAAAGGGTAGTGGTTTATCCATTACATTAAGAATGGCCGTCTCTTTAGGATCAAGACCAATAATATCTAATTCTTTAACTTGGCCTAAAGAAGTGGATTTACCACTTCCAGTAGAGCCAATAACACAATAGGTAGTTGCCATATTTATTTCTTTTTGCTATATTTAACTCCTTCTACAATAATATATTCAATAGTACGAGGGTCAACCTGTTTAGGTCTTCCTCCATCTTCCATATCATAGAACTCTAGTCGTCCCAGATCATTCATTTTTCCTTCATGACGACCTTTCATAATGCGAAAATCACCAGGAATATATTCTGTGATAGGGTTCTTAATTAAATCTTCAATGAGCAGACTCACTTCTAATAGACTTGCATCAGCAAACTCCAAAGATTTATCAGCAATTTCCTTATTTAATGCTGCTTTAGTTTTCTTCTTATCTTTTTTATAGAATCCTACAGTCATTGCTACTCTAGGAGAATTTATTAATTTCTTAGCTAAAGTGGTTACATTAACATTAGTAATTTCACTATCAAAATAATCTGCTGAAGACAGAATATCTTCCACATACTGTTTACCAATAGTGATCTTATTACCTAAAGAATCAACTAGATTTGCTTCATTGTTACTAATACTCTCTACTGTATAGAAAGATAATTCTGAAAGAATAGAACCCTTCTTTAGTGAATTAAATTTACTCATTATTTAGTTATATTTTTGTAAAATCCTCTTGATACATCTTTTCCTAAAGAAACTTTAGTGCTGTAGTCAGCCCTAGATTTAAAGGTAACATTTAATACTTCTGCTAAACCCTTACCTGTATTATCATAAGACTTCATATTGCTTAGGTCAACACCCAGTTTTTCGCTTATTGATAGGCAGTCAATTTCTGTACCTATAAAAGTTACAGTAAACTGACCTTTTCTTCTTTCTATTTCTTTTTTAATGTAGGAACGTCTGTACTTTTTTGAATAATTTTCATTCCTATCAGTGTAAATATTAATAAGAACTTTTTCATTTAATTTGACAAAGGAGTCTAACTTTTTAAAAGTGATTCCTATTGCATCATAAAGAGCTGTCATATCCAGAGGATAGAAATTAATTCTTTCTTCAATCTCTTCGGGGTCTTTATTAAGTACATTAAACTTAGCTTTAGAGCTAAAGGAACAACATGTGTATTTATAAAATACATCTTTACCCTGTTCTTCAATTAATTTATCAATTCCTTCATTAATACCAATGACAGCATTCTGTATTTTACTACCACTCATAGAACCACTACAGTCAACAATATCAACTATATGTACTACTGGTAGTTTTTTAGGTTTTCTTTTCTGTTTAGGTGCTTTATATTCTTGACCTAGTTCTAGATGCTGTTTCATAGACTCGTAAGAATTAAACCCGTAGTCCTTAGCTACTTTTTCTCTCCTTACTTTATTAGCCTTTTTGATAGACTTGAGTAATTGTTCTGGATTATCTATCTGTTTCATTATTTACTTTTAAATTGTGAAAAATCCTTTAAAGCTCCGTTCATATTAACTCTAAAGTGTTGAGGAAACTCACAGTGACGAGATTCTACTAAATGAAGAGTTCTCATAAATGGATATATTTCAGACCCATTACTATCTTTTATTTTAAGACCAAAATGGTTTAATAATCTATATCTTTCATCATTTGGATTAAGCATAGTGAGAACATAATCTGCATCTTCGGCTAAGTTCAGTTTTGTTATCGTAATTGTTCTTTTAATCAATTACATCTACATATTTCTATGTAGCTCAGACTATATCATCATCTCAAATTTGAGATGGTGGGCGCTCGTGTTCCTATTATATTCTACTATTAGTAGTTTCAAGGATTAGTCGTTGCACCTTCTTTAATTTTTTAAATTAAAGCTTGGCTCAGGGTTACCATATCTTTCGACTTAGGCTTTCTCTGAGTTCACCCACTTTTCTTATAATATCACTACTATAAGGGGCTTATTATAATTTGGCTAGTTAAACCTTTCATCTTTTTAGTTAATATTCCTTTTCTGTACTGGGACATATCCCATTTTGATAAGTTATAGTTTCTTTTAAAAGATTCTAAAGACCTATAAATAATAGTTTGATAACCATTAAATATTTTTACTCTAGTATGATTTGACTGTTTTGCCATATCATAGTTAAGAGGAAAGACTTTATATCTTTTTTTACTAAAAAAATAATTTTTTATAGGATTAATTTTCATACCATAATTATCAAACCTACTCATTTGATTTGATATTCTAGATTTAGAAATTCCTAGTTCTTTACTAGCAAAAGCAACAGATTTATACTCTTTGTGTAATTTACCAAATAAATTATAACAATACAGTTTATTATAAAACTGAGATTTGTTTTCTTCTTTAGAATAGTATTCTTTAATCTTTTTAATACGAAGATTTTCTCTTTTAACTGTATTATTTTTATTACAGTTTCCGGGACCTCTATCATCTGCATTAACTAGATTATGAGAATTAAAATGTTCTTGGATTAGGTGTTTTTCTCTTTTATGAGATTCTAACCATCCATCAACAATTTCAAGCAACCTAATTTTAGGTCTTATACCATTTTTTAAGAGTTTTCTAATCCAATTCTCTTTATGGGAATTGTTATAATTGTTTCTTGCTTTAGATATATGTTGAGAAAGTCTTTTATTTAAAGAAGACCTAGTTCTTCCTATATACCTAATTTTGCAAGTATGTGGCTCATAAAGAGCATAAATCTTAACTTTCATATTACTTATCTTGCTAACAGCAAAGATAAACAATATTTTACAATTTTACAACCCGTATCTTTAATATCGTCACTTCCAGCATATAATCTATCTCCTGATGCCATTAATCTATTGGGGTCAGATAAATTCCTATTCATATGAATTATATGTACAAAAGTATACTGACAAATATTTCTAATTATAACTGAATATTCACTATACTTATCTACTGTTTGCTTCATTTGAAAATTTCTTTCCAATACAAGCTTCCTTAAATGATCTGTTACTACTATCACTGTTTTATCAGAATCATTAGGTATGTAACCAGTTATTCTTTCAACCTTGCCAAATTTCTTTTTAATAAATTCCCCCTCTGATCTGGCCTTATTTAAAAGATATTTATATAGTCCAGTAGGATTGTCCCTTTCCTCAATAAAGGTTACTATACCCTCTGTAAGTTGTTCTCCTTTTTCATTGTATTGACCAAATATTGGGATTATTCTTTTCTTATAAGTCTTTATTAAAGCTTCCTCTACCTCAGGAGAAACTAATATAACTTCTTCATTATCGTCTAATAGTCTACCTCTAAGATAAGCAGAGCTTAAAGGGATTATAGTTTCCCCATCTCTAGTTATACCCGGAGGAAGTTTGATTGAACTTATCCCATGATCAAAATACAAAAAATAAGCAGCAAAATCAAATTCTTTACTAATTCTATCTATTTCAAAAGAGAAATATATCCATTCTACTTTATTGCCATTTTTAAGAGATTCTAAGTAGGGCTGAATAACAAAAGCGTAATCACACAGAGTAGATTTGCCTGCTTTAGGAGGGGCAGCTATAACATAAATCCTGCCTTTCTGAACACCACTTATTGATCTATTTAAATTAGATAATCCGGGTCCCATACTAAGTCCCTTATTTTCTCCTCTTTGACCTTTTTCATAGGCTAATTTAAAATTACCCATTACTGCATAGTTATTGATTTAGATAATGATTCTACACTAGAGACTTTTCTTATTTCTTCTCTATACAATTCTATCCAAGTAAGAATAGGTTGAGTTGTATTATATCCCTGGCCTTTCTTAATAAAATAGTGAGGATTTTTTACATATTTTGCATTAGTTCCTTTATGTACACAGTCTTTGATATACATAGCTGTACCACCAAGAACTTCATGCTTGCGAATATCTGGATTATCTCGGAACAGATTCTTCATTCTGGCTACACACTCTCTTTTATACAAAAGATTTTTCTTATAGTGTCTAAACAATTCCAGATATTCAGTAGTAACCCAAGAGAAATTATTTTTCTGTCCTTCAAATAGGTTAATATTCCAGGTTACATTACGATTTTCATCTACAGATATAATTCCAGAAGCATGAACTCTTTGTTTTACATGGTCGGGTATATAATCAGGTTTATAACCATAATACAATGCCAGTAAGTAACACATACCATCTGCTGGTCGTACCTTAAACTCCAGTAATTTAGGTTCCAGTTCATTTTGGTTTATCTTCATTATTGTTATATTTAAAATTAGCCTTTGGGACTATTATAATTATTTTATACCCGTCTAAGAGGAAAGCTTGATAATTAACTGATATTTCCCGAGGTCGCTTTATTAATTTACCTTTTATTGAAGTTGTATTATTATCAAAATAAAGGGGTATAATATCTTTACAAGTAACTCCTCTAAGAAAAGATGTTATATCTACACTACAATAAGGTCCTTTATCTAGTATTTCTATAATCATAATAATTATTTAATGACATTCAGCATAATTATTCCCCCAAGCAGTATCTACTCTTATGGTGATATTAAGCTTCAGTTGCTTATTAGTTTCTTCCATAGCTTCATATACATGTCTGTTTACAACATCTTTGAGTACTTTTTTACAAGTAGTCATGAACTCATCATGATATTGTTTCCTAACAGGAATCCCCAAAGGAGTTAATCTTTTTCTCAAATTACTTAACCAAGTATCAAATACATACGCACCAGAAGATTGATTTACAGTAGAGAACTTGTCTTTTTCTTCTTTAAGAAATAAATAAAAACCGCTAATAGGATTTAGTATCCACTTTTGTCTATTCACTTTTTTGGTTTTAAAAGCTTTTGAAGCCTCTTTAACAGCTTTATTACGCTCCCAATAAGCAGTATGTAGAGCTTTAGCTTGTTTAAGTGTTATACCCATTTGCTTGGCTAATTTTGGGGGTCCAATACCGTATACTCCACCAAAATTTATTGTTTTAGCATCAAATCTAATAAGAGAAAGTCTTTTTAATTCTTTTTTCTCTTCAAGATTAAGATGTTCAAGTTTATTTAATCTCTTATATTCTTCACCTTCTTCTTTAGTCATAAGACCTGCAAATATAGCAATATCAATATGACCATCAAATCCAGGAATAGACATTTCTTCCACGTATTCTTTATCAAAATAATACATGTAATGCATTTTGGTACTATCCTCCAAAGAGGATACATCACTACCACACATTATTTCATTACTATTGGCTATTGTTAAACAACCCCTAACCTCTTCTCCCCAGGGTTTACTTACTTTAGGAAGATTAACAATAGGAGAGCCGTGTTTTAATCTTAGTGTATTAGTAAATCCATGAGCTACAGCATAAATAAGATTGTTTTTATCTCTTTTAGATAAAAACCCTTTTATTACACCTAATCTATGAACAGCCATGTAAAGACCTTCTAAGTCTTCAAGCCTAGGTTCTTTATCATAAAGCTTTTTTACACTAGGACAAATACCACCCCCAAAAGGAAGAGAAACCTTTTCGATTTCAATTCCTTTATCGTTAGGCTCCCAGGTTTGAGGTTTCCAACCCAGCATGTATAACCATTTCTTTAGTTGTACATGAGAATTGGGGTTAGGTTCATCTCTTATTACTTTAGTGTCTTTACTTAATCCTCTTTCTTCAATTAATTTAAAGAAGGATTTAGCGTGATAGGACATGCTTCCATTTTTATTATAAATGGATTTAGGTCTTGTCCTCCTTGCTTTACCTAATTCATAGGGCATAGCTTTAGCTAAACTTCTTATTTTAGTGTCTATTATATTTTCTAATTGAGACTTAGTTCTTTCAGCAAGTTCTACATCTAATTTAATACCATTCATCTCTTGGTCTTTAAGACAGTCCATCTTAAAACTCAAGTATTTTATTAGTCTGTCTAGATTATCATTATTTTCATATATTTTTTGTAGATAAGCTAATTGTTTAATGAATAAAGCATGGGTTATCTCTACATCAACTTCACATCTAATTATATATTCTTTTAGAGACAGATTTTCCCAATCATCAATTTGTACTTTTCTTATTTCAAGCTTTTCTCCCCAAAAGTCTAAACCATGTTTTTTCATGTAAGGGTATAGATACCAGGATAGGGCGAGAGTATCTACTAACTGATTTGTAACTTTTATTTTAAGTACTTTTTCTAGAACAGGAATATCATACCTGATTATATTATGGCCTACTAGTCTGGTTCCTTTGTTTAGATAAGCAATAATGTCATGGTAATTTACTAGAGTACCTTTGTCTACTTCTTCACCTTTGCTATTAAATTCCTGATATGAGAAACAGTAAATTCTATTTACACCCTCATAAAGATCATTAGCTTCTAAATCAAATAGGGTATAATTATTCATTAGTAAATATTTAAAATACGACTAATTTTCCTAATATATATGTTATTATAACGTTTACCATTCTTCTGACTACCCTGAAAACAAAAAAGTATATTTACTTTATCTTTTATCTGAATATCTTGAATATCAAAAGAAGACAGTAGAGAGTTTCTTATTTCAGCGTAGAAAATTTGGTCGTCAATAGTTTGAAGTTTTAAAATTCTTTTTTTCAACCTAGGAGCTTGTGGCCTTTTTATATCTTCCACTGCTCCTATATCTATAATAGTGGCTACACACTCAAAAGGTATTTTTTTATACATTGTAAAGTATTAATCGGTGACTGGCTCTAGTAATAGCTGTATAAAACATTCTTTTTCTTTCTTCTCTATTTCTATTCATTTTTATATTTCTAATATTTACTATAACATCTCTATAAGTAGACCCTTGACTTTTGTGTACAGTTATGGCATGATTATATTTTACTTCAGCAAAAAGTTCAATAAATTTGTACATGTCCCTAAAAAGAATCTTGCCATCTTTAGCCTTTGATTTAAGTAAAGTCTTAAGAGCTTTAAAATCTTTTTCCGAGTCTTCATGGATGATAGGAACACCTTTAGAGAAGGTACAGTTCGTAACTGAAATATCTTTATTTACTTCATAATATTTTATATCTATAATCTTAGTAGCAGGTTCAGATGATGTTGGATACCTACTGTTAGGATACTTTAATCTAACAGTTTTTACAGATAGGGTCTGAACTTTAATTTCTTCATTAGTATAAAACACACCTCCAAATGGGGCATTAAATATTAATCCTTCATTAAGTTCTATCTTTTGTGGTTCACTATATATTTCTTTCCTTACTAGGAAATTAATATTATCTACCTCTTTATTAGTCCAAGCTAAATATTTAAGATCATCAGAACCATTTACCTCAGCTAACTTCTCAACTATTCTATTCTTGTGACTTGGAGGAGTTTCTAAATCTCTCATATATAATATACCATAACCATCCTCTGTTATATCAGTATCTCCACCAAATATTCTACCTAGATTCCTGCTCAGAGAAATTATAGGATTATCACCTGCCTGTCTTATAATTTGTGTAAGCTCAAGTTTAGGATAACCTGCATGAAATACAGGAGATTTATCCTCTCCCACTGGATTAAGCTGTTTCTCATCACCAAGAAACAATACAGCAAAGCCATGTTTCTTGGCTAGAACCTCAATATATTCTAGTATAAGAGTAGATACCATTGAAGCTTCGTCAATAATTAAAAGACTTACAGTTTTTAACTGGCTATCTTTTTCTTTTCTTGGGTCTATTATAAATGATCTCTCTCCTGTTCTATAATTTATATGCATCTTTAATTCTAGCCCAGAATGAGTAGTAGACATACTTATATTACCTGCTTTGTCTATTTTAGAGGATAAAACAGCTACAGCCTTGTTAGTTGGTGCTGTACATAATATTCTATAAGCTAGATTTTCTGGTAACTGTTTAATTAATTCATTTACCATAAAAGTTTTACCTACACCCGCACTTCCAGATATAATAACTCTTTTTTCGCTTAAGAGATAAAATATAGCTTCCTTTAGTATTCTGTTTTGGTCTTTAGTTAACATTACAATCGCTAAATAAGTGAAAAAGGGGGCAACACTAAATTGAGTAGTGTTGCCCCTGGCTAATTATTGAATGACTTGATCACTCTGTAGCTCAAATTCAGAACTGGATTCATTGATTTCATCCATTACTTCTTCCGAAGCATAGAAATCAGCTACATCAGCGGTACGAACATCTTCATCTTCTTTGCCTTGGGTAGAGAAATGAACAGAGCGGTACTGGACCTTACCGTTGTTATCAGTAACAATCTGACCAGCAAGTTCATGGTTCTCACCATAACGAACAATTTGACGGTCAGCAAAAGTATCCTTAGTAGTCTCTAAATCATCACTTTCGATAGCAGCAACCTGCTCTTCAGTAAGATTAGGATGATTAGACAGACGACGGTAAATACGTGCTTCAGGAAGCTTAGAAAGCTTGTTTTCAAGGATTTGGCGAGTCCAATCAGCAGGGACATTAATCCAGGTGACACGATCCTCACTATTTTCGTAGGTCTCTCCATCCTCTACTTTAAAATCATCCTCGGAGAGCAGACCAACAATGTCGGTAGCACTATCCGTAAACTTTACGGAAGGATAAATAGTAGTAGTGTGAATGGTTTGTCGAAGCTGGGCAGTAAGACTTCCTTTCTTTTGGTAATCACCAACGTAAAGGTCTTTGTCCAGAGTTACAGCACTTTCCTTAACAATACGACGAGCACCAGAAATGCCATTGTAATTGTCTTCGGTGTAGGTACGGGAAATGGTTTGCATAATAAAAAAGTTTTGAAAAAATTAGTTAGAAAATGTGGGTTAGTAAATATCAGTAGTATAACTTATTGGTATAATACCAGAAGAAATACCACCTAAACTATCCATAGCTGCTCTAGATAAATCTATTACACGAGATGGATGAGGTTTTAATGGATAAGTAGGAATAACTGATTTGTCTACTACCTTATAAGAATAAGGCCCTCGATCATTAATTCTTACTTTAATTGATTTTTGATTATTGAGATTAGTAATCTTTACTATTGAACCTAAGGGTAGTATGACAGAAGCAGCAGTTAACTTATTCTGATTATAAATTTCACCAGATGCAGTTTTTCTACCATGAAATCCTGGTCCATACCAGGAGGCATTAGCACGGTATTGATAAATAGTATCTGTTTTTGATGATTCGATAATATAGTTATGATGTATTACATTATTAGGAGACCTGTCTAAAAAGAGAAACATTATACTCATAATAAGTATAATGTTTAACCAATCATCCATTATGTAATATAAATCATAATAGTTTTTATATAAGTTCATAATGTATATTTAAATAGAGCCTCCCAACAGAATCGAACTGTTAACCTTTTGAGTACAAATCAAATGCTCTACCAATTGAGCTAGAGAGGCAAAAGAACCGTGCAATACAGACACTAAGGATAAGAAAGCATCTGAAAGCACGGCTCATAATCTAAAAGAACCCTGCAAATAATCTCTCAAAGGTTACAAAAGATTAAAAGCAGGGTTCAGAGTGGAGGTGGGCGGAGTTGAACCGCCGTGTTCCCTACTAATTTATAAATATCTTAATGTGAAATTGGGGACGTACCAGAGGTACAATCCTTCCACCACTTACTCTTGAGAAAAGTAAGAAAACCTCGGTTATTTTTAAGTCTTAACCTAAACTATGACTTTATCTCAAATCCTGTTGCCAAGACTAGGCCACGGCCCGAAGGCCAGTGAAACTAGTTTGAGATACTCCGCTATACATCTGTACGATGGTAGCACTTTTACGTCCTGAGACGTTCTTATTGTTGCCAATTAGAAAGATGATTAGTTATTTCTAGCTACTAAAATCATAAGCCGATTCACAATATTTATCTACTAATAGAGAGTCGAAGCCATTTCACCCCCTTAAAGTACACCGTGCAAGATTCAAACTTGCGACCTGAGAATTAGAAGTTCCCTGCTCTATTCAGCTAAGCTAACGGTGCATAAAATGGATGTACCCGTAAAGATACACCCAATAAAAATAAAAGAGGAAAGTGCGAGCTAAAAAACCAATTACTCAATCAAACTTACACCCAAATAAACCCGCTCAAGCACTTTCCTCACTGTTTTTAACAGTCTTATTTATTTTTAGTTTAGTCTGATTCTTGTTATGCCATTCTTGATAACCAGGACAATTTCTATCTTTGGGATCAGATACTATTTCACAAGGGAAAGAAGAAGATAGTCCACAAAGAGAACATTTCTCTTTACTTGGGAGATTTTGGTTCTCTCCGCTTAACCATCCTATACTTTTTTCTTGGGTCATATGTTCCATAGCTTAAAGGTAATACTCCATCAACTCTAGGGGATTTAAGATATTTTCCAGGAACCCCTGGTATATCCCAAATCCCCTTATCGTTCATGTATTTAACTAAATCTTTATAATACTTATCTTCTAGTCTTTGTTCTTCTAGCCTTTCTTTTTTGGCTTGATTATCCAGTCTTGTTTTCTTTTCATTGGCTAGTTTATTAAGTTCTTTTGTATTAATAGTTCCTTTAGTTCTTTTCTTTCTTGGTTTTTTAACTACAGGAGTAGAATCACCAAAAGAAGCTAGAACTAAGTATACTATAATACAAGAGAAAGGAAGAAATAAAATGTATGCTAAAAGATAATTCATAATTTACTATTTTATGAAGAAAAGCAGAATACTCTACCCATGTAAGTTACAATCACGTTATGATTGATGATCTCACGTAAATCTTGAGTGGAAAGGTCTTTAATCTCCTGTGTAGTATAAATAGTAACTTCCCCAAAATCAGGGAAGTCAGTATTACGACACACATTAAAAATAATTTCTAGAAGCTGGTTACGCTTCATATTTAATAAAGATTTCATCTTTTGTGTTTTTGATGATGAATTAATGTTGTTCTCCCGGAAAGATTTGAACTTTCGATCCTCGCATTAAAAGTGCGATGCTTTAGGCCAACTAAGCTACGGAGGAATAATGGGTTTTATATTATTTTAGATCAGCATACCATTTAAAGGTTTTAGCTGTTCTTCTTCTGTGGCAATTAGCACATACTATTTCACATTTTTTAATCTCATTTTTGAGAGACTTCATAGAATATCCTACTATCATTTTAGATATATCTTTAACTTTATCTTTTATATGGTCAAATTCTAGTACTATTGGGTCTGAAATGCCACAATCTATACAACATGAGTTCAAAAGAAGATTATAAACATATTCTCTATTTCTTTTATAATACTTCTCTCTGTTTAGAGAAGTGTTTTTTATATGTTTATCTTTATTTTTCTGGTAGTATTTTTTAGAGGCTTTATTACTACATATCCTACATATTCTTTGCAGTCCGTCTGGATTAGAAGATTTTAAATTAAAATCTTTAGGTTGTTTCTTGATCTTGCAAACGCTACATGTTTTATTCATATCTCTATTTTACTCAAAGATATAGGTTTTTAACCCAATAGACAAATTAAAAACCAGATGAGCTAAGAGGGAATATGTACGGAAAGCAGGACTCGAACCTTGAACGACAGAACCAAAATCTGTTGTGTTGCCAATTACACCATACCCCAATATGCTCTTCTTCTAGGACTCGAACCTAAGACCATCACCTTAACAGGGTGCCGCTCTAACCAACTGAGCTAAAGAAGAGTATAAAATTAATTCAATCTAATAAGATTAAATCTATCCCCCTTTGGAATAATACATTTAAATATTACCCCGTTATATCTAAACATATATTCTAACTCACTCATAGAATATGACATATATAATTCTTTGCAAGGTTAAAATTAGAATAGATAAGGTTATTAGCCCTATTCCCATTTTTCCTATATACAGTATGCCTTCAATTAATTTAGTGGGACTGAATAGTACTATAATAAATCCTAACAAAAAAATGAGTATAGATATTATTGTACTCTTTGTGTGTAATATTTCCATATTAATATATTTATATGTGATAGCAGGTGGATTTGAACCACCGACACCTACGGCTTCAACGTAGTGCTCTACCAACTGAGCTATACTGTCCAATAATTGCTGGCCCACTAAGAGTCGAACTTAGAACAAAGGTTTTGGAGACCTCCATGTTGCCAATTACACCATGAACCAATAAAGACACAACCGAATATAAAATAATAATTAGTCACCCCTTACCCTCTTCGATAAGAGTTATCTATATCTAGAAATGTCTACCATACAAAAGAGTAAACTAGGCTCTTCTTCCTAGTTGTATGGTACAGAGCCACTGTTTCTTACTTTCAATAAAGAACAGAATCATGGTTGATTATCTGTAGCGAAAGTGGGACTCGGACCCACACAAGCATTAGATGTCTCTAGGTTATGAGCCTAGCATGTTAACCAGTTACACTATTTCGCAATATTATTTGTTTACTGAGTACCCATTTTTAATAAGTACTTTTTTACATAGTTCAATATATTCATTTAAAAACATTTTTCCTTTACTCATATTGGCCTTTCTTGTAGTTAATCCCATATTATCTATAGTGTTGTCTCCGCCCTCACATACAGGTATAATATGATCTAAAGAATAGGTACTAGGTTTTAATAAATCTATCTTGTCCCCCGTTAAATAACAATAAGGATTTTTGGACAACTTCTCTACTAATTCTTTTGTAGTAAAAATATTATCCCTGCCGTCTAAGTACACCCCACTTATACCTCTCTTTCTTTGAAAGTCTCTACACTTATTAGTTAACTTCTTTCTGGCCTTAAATTTGCCTAATTTAACAACTAAAGGTCTATTGTTTCTATTATCTTTTCTTCTTTGAGCAGATTTTTGTTTTTGTCCGGGTCCACAGTGATAAGAGACCGTCCCCTTAGAACAACCAATAGCATCTACTATTTCATTATAAGTTTTACCTTCAGCTCTTAATTTTAATATTTTTTCTTTCATACATAAATAAGTTCGAGACAAATTTAGTATAAATGTCTCGAACTTGCAAGCGGTGAGTAAAAGAATCGAACTTTTATCCCGAAGGATAGTACGGTTTTCAAGACCGCTTGAGCACCATTGCTCACTACTCACCTAATATACACTATGTCAAAGATCGTACCTAATATAGGACTCGAACCTATACGCCTTACGGCACTGCATCCTAAGTGCAGCGGGTCTACCAATTCCCCCAATTAGGCAATAATAACACAAATATATATAAAACTTAAGCACTAAACAAGATATGTAACATGGATAAGCCTCATTGTTATTTAAAACAGTTACAAGATTTAAAAAAGTCCTCTTTAACTTTTTCTTGTTGTCTTTGTGCTTAAGTTAATATAATTAATCCTAGCAAAATAGAAAGAACATTTACCATTAGTAAGTTGAATACTAATAGTATAAGATTTGACTTAATACCACTTTTAGCTTTAATTGCAGTTTTGTTATTCTCTCCTAATAAATCAGTACTTACTGATCTTAAAGAAATAAAAGTGCATAAATGTTTTACGTTTATAGCTAAAATAATTATGTGTCCTATTAAAACAATACATATTGCACAAAACATTAAAATATTCATAATATTTTATTTAGTTAGTTTTCAAATGTGGACCCACCTGGATTTGAACCAGGGACCTACCCGTTATGAGCGGGGTGCTCTAACCACTGAGCTATGGGTCCTAAAAAACTAGTCAGATAAAAGTAGACAGAAAAAAGGTGTTCCTATCAACACTATTAATATAGTTGTTAAAATACTTTCAATTGAACTATACTTTTTTCTACTGTAGTAGTAGTCGTACACTACTTGATTACTATCAAGTAAGTATACTTTATTATCCACAACAGCTATTTGTACAGTGTCTATGTTATTTAATACTTCTAAAGTAGTATCCTTTTCAGGATTTACTTCTGGAGTACCACAAGATGTTATAAGTAATAGTACTAATAAAATTAGATATTTCATAATTTTTATCTTTTAGATATTGATAATATGGTGACTAGTAATACAATTAAAGGCCAAACTGCGCATATAATTAATATACTTATTGGGTGACCATGCCATTTGTTAACGTCTGCATTTTCTATAATACGGATAAGAAAATACATATTAATTGCACCTAATATATATAATAATAATAATGAGTAGAATAACATAATGGTTATTTTAATTTATTAAATGTACTCCGAACGGGAATCGAACCCGTACTCTCAGTACTGAGAACTGGATTTTCTTACCAACTACAATTTTCACTGCTATCTATCTTAGATATTTGTGGTCTGGACTTTCTCTTCAACTTTAGCATCACCTATTAAGTTGTCCACTGTTAAGTCTCTACACCTTCCTTGAACCAAGGCTTGGCTCGGGATTGTCATCAGCATTACCTGTTAAGATTTCCCCGAATTTAATGGATTCTACTTCAGAAATTTCTTCCTGAGCACTCAAATTTATGTTTCTACCTCTATAGTTATCTGTTTGGGCATGGCAATTAGGACAAACAATTTGAAGATTTTCTAATCTGTGATCAGTTTTAACACCATTTACATGATGCAATTCTAATGGTATTGGATTAGATAACCATTCGGTTAAATTACAACATTCACAACGCTTCTCTTTAATGTTTTCATTAAACAATCTTATTTTGAGCTTGCTGCTCTGATAAGTTGAATATTCTACCATTATTTCGGAGAGAGGCATAGCGGGGTTTGGTTTAAACTTTAAACCAACATTCCAACCTTGTCCCCTAAAGTGAGAAGTATCTAATTGCTGTTTCTTAATCTTGTTCTTTAAAGTAGAATAGTTTCCACCGACCACTTTTAACCCTAATTCCCTCAAACATTCAGCATAACTGTAAGAATTCTTTACTATTTCTTTTAAATTTGTATACTTATTCATAATATATTGTATTTTACTACAATATACAAAAATATCTAACATATACAAACTTGTTGGATAGTAATTCTTACAGCTTTACCTTTTCTATAATAGTATTAACAATATCTAAGTCCAGCGCGTCTACCAGTTCCGCCATCGGAGCATTAAACAGGGGAGTACAACTCCTCCCCTAAAAAATGATCCACTTATGAATAACTCAAAAACTTTATTTATGTTCCTGTAGATATTTATGAACAATACTGCTTTGCTTTAAGGAAATATTTTGGATTTCGCTCATTGGGTACAAAGAGATTTTCTCTAGAACAAACTCTTCACGACCTTCCTTATCAAAGAAGTATTCATAAATAAACACAAACATATTATCTTCAGAGAAGGTAACTACAGAATTTAGAAACTCCTTAAAATATATTTCCTTATTACCTCGAATAATTGGCTGCATAAGGGTGATAGTACAATACTTAAGCTTATCTATTTCACTTAGTTTGTCTAGTTTAGCACCTATCTTATCTACATGTTCAAATGTCATTATGAAATTGTTTAATTTGTTTATTTGATTCTTTACGGAAACGGTTAATTTTGTTGTTCTCAGCTTTACGGAGTTTCAAATTATGCCGAAACATCTGCTCTTCATAAGAGAGTGGTACTTTAGGTCTTACTGAGGACTTTCGGTTACGACTTATAAAGGTCTTTTCAGATACAGGATCAAAGAAATATTTAGATATGGGTTTACCAGTTTTTCTCCATGATGTTTTAATCATGTGGATGGGACCCTCATAGGCATATTCTTCTTTACCTGTATAAACCCCTATTTTTCTGGCCCCCTTACGGGAAACAGAATATAGATTACCCTGAAATAATACAATAATTTCCATCTTAGTTTATTTAAGATTAATAAATTAAAAGAGTTAATATCCTAACTAACTCTCCCGAATAAGTGGGGGTCTTTCCTTCAGTGTAAAAAAGAAAAATGATATAACCTTTATAGTTACATCATTTTATTGTTTAGTCCTTGTTATATTTATTTTTAGTGCTGACTAATTCTTTTAGGGACCATAACCCCAAAATAGCCAACAATAAAAATACTATAGTAGAACATATAAATTGTAGATCATTCATCTTCTTGTATTTTTAATAATTCTATGTTTCTCTGAAGTATTTTATTACATTCTTGAGTAGTTTCTAGTTGACCTTCTTTATATCCTTTTTGATAACCAGCTAAATGGCCTGAATATTTTCCTCCCCAAAATAAAATACAACATAATATTATCATGGGAATACTTAAATCAATAGTTCTGTTATTTTTCATCTTTTCTTCTTTTTATTACTGATCTTTTTTGATTGAAAATAATGGCTTTTACTCTATTTTCAAGTTTATCAGTTTTATAGGCTATTTCTTTATAAGTATAGCCCTTGATATATAATTTAAGTTCTTGCATGATGTTATTTTATAGGTATAATATTTTTACCCTTACAAGTTTTGCAAGGTAAGTATTTACCGGTTTTGGAATGTTGCCTTTTATTTTTCCCGCCATTGCAAGTGGGGCAAAGTTTATAGCTCATAATTAGCAATTAAATATTTTACAAAGTATAAGGTCTGTATAATATGGATTAATTAATGATGTTATAAGTAGAAACATGGCATGTAAAACTAATAAAATCCGTGATACTGGCCTAATATACTTGTTCTCTATCTCATTTACTTTATGTTCAGCTAGTGTATTTATATGTGAAATAATTTTTGGCATATTATTTAATTTAAAAGTAAGGGGAGCCACTAAAGACTCCCCAAACCTAAAACCACTCAGTAAAACAAAATAGTCTTACTCTTTATAGGGTTGTACATATTTGTATGTAGCAACACCTGAGGTTTTCTTAGATGGTTTACGATTTGGTCCATCACTGGTCTTATTAAAGTTCCCGGATTTATACTGCTCCGGATACAGTGTTAGTTAATAACTACCTTGGACATAAGGTAGAGAGTGACAAAAAAGGCTGCTAGGCCCATGATAATAATGAACCACCGATCTTCAGGTGGTATGTGATTAAAGTACGTCATGATTATTTATTTAAATGATTATATAGATTAATGAGTAAAGCTCGATTCTTACGGGAGTTTCTTGCGTATTTAAGACAATATACAGTCTCACCATCTCTTTGCCTAACGTACTCCCATTCTCTTACAATCCTCCAAGGAGCCAATTTAGAAATTAATCCTGCTCTAGGTCTTGGATCACTAAATCTCTTTGTGTAGGTACCCTTTAACTTCGGGAGATTATCATCATAGTACTCTTTACTTCCCTTGGTTATTGGTAATTTTTTGTTTTCAGAATTATCCATCCATGATGGAGCTTCGTTCCACAAAGAGTGACCGTAAGGAGTTGTTTCCAACCCCATTTCAAAGTTAATTAAATCTTCTGCTGCTTGTCCCATGATTATTTCTTTAAATTAATTAAGATGCCACCAGTTAAGCTCAACGGTTATGGTGGTACCCTACACTGTTCTACGATATATGCTTACACAGACTATGTATTCTTACGAATCGGACTCTGCTAGGACATCTCAAGCACATATATCATGGTAGGTCTAGACTTATATTATTTAAGGGATGATTTTTAAAAAATAGGTCATTGAGCTTTGCCGGTGTTAATTCACCTGCCTCTCCACCATATAGATGAAGTACACACACAATAGCCTTATTTAAGTTTTCTTAGTATTTTACCCTGTACATATCCTTTTAGGTACGTAGGTCTTTCACCAGCATCTCCTAGATCAGTACCATGAGTACTTGTTATACTAGAATGAGTTAATACTCTGGCTTTGTTCTCACGATTATCAATTAGATAACTGTAATAGGGGTTATTTTTTCTAAAAGAGATTAGAGCTAGGTATACGCCTGGCTTTAGCCTGTCTACTTTGAAGGAGGGCTTACCTTTATAGCTTGCTAGATCATATTGCAATTCTTTCTCTTTTTTTGTTAATGGGCAAAAAGGAACGGGGTCATCTTTAGGAACTATTATTCTACATTCAGGATGTAGTTTTTGTATGTATGCTAGGGACATAGTTAATGTATTTAAAAGTGGTTAGTAAATTGCCTTAACACTACTAGCATAACTAGCTATCCATTTGGTCTTAACTTCAGGATAATTATAGTGTCCAACCTGCATTTTAAGCAGGAGTTTTAAATTAATGTTCGGCATAAATGATGAACCCATGTGGGTGAGGGAGATCATCTTCTTTAATGCGCTCTTTCTCTTCCTTCTCCTCCATCCGTTCCAGGTACTTTTCGAGGGATAAGTCCTCGTTCCAATCTAGGGGAAGATGGGGTGCATCTTGGTTAAACTTGTTTATGATATGTGATTTAATAAGTGGTTAACTGTTTCGACCATACAAATACCTTACGGCTTGGTGTTACTCACCAACTCATCAGAGATACTGAAAATGTATCTGACAGTTTAAAATGAAAAATATGGTTGTAAGGTTACCAACCTAGCCTACTCCTATGCGTCCATAGTTTCGTTACTGAGATATGAAGTCTACTACTATATTAGCATCACTCCTAGCTAATAACAGGTCTGTTTAGCTCTATGGCAGTGTACAGACACACTTATCCCACCTTATTAAGTGGTGGTCAATATTAGGAACCAATCTGTGTGATCCTATAACAAATGAGTCCAAATCCTATGAGGATAAGGGCCAGTAAGAATATAATAATTAGGTCAAAAGTACACATAGTTATAGTTATTTAATGTGTGAGGAAATTGATTAAAAGCTATAGTATAGTTTATGTGGGTATATTTTGGTGTTTTTTAAAGGTTATGGTTATAGATTGTGGGGTTGAGGAACACGTATAAATACGTAAATAAACATAAATAAACGTATAAATACGTTTAAAAACACAATAAATAACCAATATTTTAGTCTTTTTACCTTATTTTCTCCTATTTAGCTAATATTTTAACCATTCAGGAGTAGAAAATTGTAACTAAATTGATAAGATGAACGATTCAAGCCTCTTTTGATTTAAGATACTATTTGAATCATTCATTTAGAGCTTCTAACCAAAGTAATTATTTGATTTTCCCTGTCATTATCTTTCATAAAAGATACTCTATCACCATTAAAGATATAGTCTATATTTACCCAATAAGTAAATTTAGATTTCCTAGCTATAATCTTATTATTTTCTAATTCATCAAGAGATAAAGTTACAGTATTTTTGTGTAATCCTGTAAGTTGAGCTACTATCTCTCTTTTAAGCTGGATTACATCTGAATCTCTTGTTAATTTATATACTATAAACTGATAAACCTTCATGGTACTACTCTTTAAATTCATTAAAGAAGTAAATAAAGAGTCATCTTTATACACTTTTGTAGAAGCTTTTATATCAAATTGTCTGGATAAAGTTATTTGGCCCCCACTACCCGAAGCTAAAGTATAGTTACTCTTTTGGTCTAGTATCGGAACCCTAATTGGTTCTAAAAAGGGGTTAGTACTATGTATTTTCATTTGCTTCTAGTTTTTTGTGACCAATCATGTGATCAAACTCTAAGCAAAGATAGTGTTTTAATGTTTTAGTCACAAATAAATATTCCCTGTTTTAGTTCTAAAACAGGCTAAAATGTGCTTAACAGCTTTTTTAAAAATGCTTTAGTCACATTTTGGGGTTTCTAACTTATTGATACTCAAGAGGTTAAGGGGTGTTACTTTACTATATATAAGTATACTTAACCTTTAGTTACACTTTTGGTCCATCTGACTAACACCAACCCTAAAAAGGAGCACACCCCAACGCATTTCTACGTTAGAGTGTGCTCTACAACATTCATCCATTTTTATTCTACAGGCCGGATACGTGACCCTTACGAATCTCCAGTACATCCCGGGTCACGGTCATGTTATCCCCGGCATCATCCACGATCTCGTCCTCTACCCGCTTAATTACGAAAAGGTCAAAGTTAATCTTTGCCTTGGTACCGGGATTTAGGGCTTTGTTAGCCCAGAAATACCAACATTTGGTTTGGGGTGCTGCCCCCAATCCCAGGTCGGTGCCATCTTCGGAGGTGATACCCTCCATATTATCCCCGGAGATCGTCTCCACGAATTTGATACATACACTTTCCGGGTTATTGGTGCTCGGAGTACTCTTCTCCACGACCAGGTCCTTAATCCCACCTACAAGGCGGAATTTGGGCACCACACTGGCTGGGGTAAGGGTAGTGGTTTCGGCACTGGTATTCGCTTCATTATTCATAACACATTGATTTAACAGATTCTGACGTAATATCACGTCTTTAAAACACGAGGTTATTTTACCAACCTCGCAAATAAGTGGGGGTATTTCCTTCAGTGAAATAATAAGTATAGTATCACGCCCAATAGGACATGATACTATCTGGTTATCTAGCCTAATTACGCTCATCTAGAGCATCAATCATACTGATAAATTGGGCATACTGTTCCTCATCCATGACATATAATTTATAAAACACATGAGACAATATCATCTCGCAAATAAGTGTGGGTCTTTCTCTTAGAGAAATGTATAAAAAGGGGGAGAACAGCTTAAGCCATTCTCCCCACATCAATCACTCAGTATACAATAGTTCGTTATTGTCCCAGTAAAGCTCTGTGTCGAAGTATATGAGCATTTCACTGTAGTGTATATCATACACCTGGTTGAGACTGTCTATGGCCTCCGTAAGACCTTGTAAGGTCTCTTTTCCCTGCTTTAGTTGAACTACTTCTTGCTCATAACTTTCCATAAGTACTATTTCAGCACTATCTACATTAGGACAGGTCATGATAAGCTGATGAAGAGAAGTCTCCTTGGTTTCTACTTGAGGAGGAAAACAAGCCCCAAAAATAGCCAAGAGAGAAAAGAACAGGATGTAAAGTTGGTAAGGTTTCATGTTAATTAAATTTAAAGAATAGTAAGATAGTAATACACTATCTCGTAAATTAGTGTGGGTATTTCCCCTAAAACAGGTTGATTTAAAAAGGGGAGTAACGGTTAAGCTGCTCCCCTATGGTGTTTACTGTTGTACAGGAGTGTGTGCCTTGACCTTCAATGCGAAGGTCTTGACAGCTTCCTTGATGATCGGGTTCTTCTCGGTCTTATACACCTCACGACAGGTGTCTAGTAGGTTTTCCTTGTAACGAAATATCCTCTCTAGCCACATGGTCTTACCCACGTAGGATTGTACCATCAGTCCCTGGTTGGACTGAAGCACAGTGGTGGTGATTGATGTAGAAGTAGTGTTAGTGAAAGCCATAACGCAAGTATTGTGTGGATGAATGAAAGGTGAGCAGTTTGTATTCATGCTCAGGAATTGATGGGGGTATTTCTCCTTTACTCGTAGTCACTGAGTACAAACTCGGGATGGGCTTTATAATACTCATCTATCTGCTTGTCAAGTTCTGCTTGCTCCTTTTGTTCAAGGAGCATGAGTGCATCTACCTCTTCAGCAGTCATGTTGGTTCCTCCAGAGAAGAGATGGTCTTCATAGCTCTGTTCGATGTCAGAGATGAGTTTGTCGTTGTAGTTAGACATGATGTATTGTTTTATTACGCACGGCAGAAATATTCCAACGTGGAGAAACACCGGGGGGTGTTGTAATCTCGAAAATGAGTGGGGGTCTTTCCTTGGGGTAGATCACACACTCACTATTTAAATAAAATTTTTAGCCTTAAAAATTTTTTATAAAATTTTTTCTTTAACTTTGTAAACTACTTAAGTGTACTATAACAGAAATATAAAATAATAAATGAACCAAATCAGAAAAGTACTAAACCTAGAAGGTTCGTATTACTACCATAAGCATCTTCAGATATTAAATGTCTTTCTTCCTGTTTCATTAACCAACAGGGAAATAGACATACTATCTGAATTTCTTTCTTTGGACCCATCCATAATAGAAGATGACAGGTTTAATACACTAGCAAGGAAAAGAGTAAAGAAGAAATTAGATATATCTAATGCTAACCTCTCTAATAATCTGAACTCTATGGTTAAAAAGGGTTATCTGAAGAGAAGTACTGTGACCGGAAAACTAACAATTAACCCCTTAGTACTACCGCAGAAAGGAGAACAAATTTATATGTTTAAATTAACTAAATTAAATGGAGGAGATAAAAGCTAGAAAATTAATAGAACTGTTTTATAAACAGCTACCTGAAGAGTACTCTCATCTCTCTTTCAAGCAGGTCAATGAAATATGTAGAGCACCCTGGTCTTTTCTAAAGAAAATTATATATGTTGGAGATTTTGAAAAAATTAGATTTAAGTACTTTGGCCTATGGTCAGTTAGATTAGGTAGAGCTAAAGCAGGACTTAGAGAGAAAATAGCAACCAGAAAGAGACACGGAGATGACTCTCCATATAAAGAATTTTATGATGAACAAATTAAAAACCTTAATAAATTTTTAGAAAAAAATGAGTTGGACACCAACCAAGAAACTACTTAAGAAAATAAAAGTCGGCCAGGAAAGAGAAGTAGTTTTTCATAGACTGGAAGCCGATAAAGACATAGAAAGAATACACGCCACTTGCTCTTGCACAAATGCAGAATACAATACCAGAAGAAAAGAGCTTAAGGTAGTATATAAAGGTAAGTTTCCTAAAAATAAAACTCAACCAATACATATGAGCACTCAAACAATAACTATTTGGTATACAGATAAAAGTTACGATAAACTGTATATTCAAGCTAATGTATACAGAAGATAATGGTAAAAAAATATACAGATAAACAGCTACTAGATAAAGTAGAATCTCTTGATTCCTTTGATTGTATTCCAGGAAGTTACTGGATACTAGGAGTGAGATCAAATGAAGACCTCTATAATATTTATGATGATAAATTTTATGTCTTCTATGGCAGAGAGTTTGTTATGGTACTTTCTGGAACTACTAATTCAGGGGGTTATGGACTAAAGAATTTTATTCGGTGGAATTGGAGGGGTACAGCTCACCTTAAATCAGATGAATGGTATTATAATGTATATATGAAATCTGATGGTAAGGGTATTAGACATCACAACTCCAGACTTCCTTGTTTAAGGCAAATAAGACCTTTTTTATATTACAGAGATAATAATAAAGACAAGAAAGTAGATGAATCAGGGAAAATTTATAGAGGGATAATAGGAGCTAATTTTCATACCAATAGTTATAATTCAATCGCAGGAGTCCTAAGCTGGTATATTAATGGCTGGTCTACAGCGTGTCAGGTGACTAACAACTTAACTAAATACTATGAGTTATTAGATATGCTACCATTTGGAACTCCTATAACATACTGTTTAATTAAAGAATTCTAAATAATGACTAGAGACGAATTAATCAAAGCAACTAAACAATCTAGAGTTAACTTAGATAAAGAGTTACAACTACTCAAAAAACTTACATCTAGCAGAGAAGTAAGTATTTCAATTACAAAATTGCAAGAATCTATTATGTGGTTAGGAATGAATCTAAAGGAATTAAATGAAGAGAATCCATACCCACATAGTTATAATCCTGAGAACACCAACATTTCAGCGACAGCAGATAATTTAAAGCTATAAATGGCACACCTGTTTGAAATACAAGATAAGATAGTATATCCCACCCCCGAGATTTTACTTCTCGAACCCTTTAAAACTATATGGAGCAGAGATAAGAGTCAAAATAAAGAGTCAGCTTTGGAAGAGTTTGCTTATATAGAATTTATGTCTTCAGCCAAAAAGTCTAATCCATTTAAAGGTTATTCTGATGAAGAAAGAGGAAGAAAAATCATTGAACAAATAATGATTGAAAAGAACTGGAAGCCAGATCATTTAGTACTTGAGGGCATAAATTATTGGTTGAAGTATCAGGAGGAGGCTTCTGAGAATTACACTTTATATAAAGCGGCCAAAAAAGCTGTAGATAATCTCAAAAAATTTCTTAAGACTGTAGATGTAAATGAGAGGAAGGAGAATGGAACTCCAGTTTACAAACCTAAAGAAATAACGGGAGCTGTAGTGGATATACCAAAAGTAACAGCCTCGCTAAACGATTTAAAGAAAAAGGTAGAAGAGGATTTATTTGAACAAACTAAGAGTAGATCAGGAAAAACAACAAGTGTATTTGCAGACCCAAGTAGTTTATAATGAAACTAAAATTCCCAAAGAAAATAAATATAGCCTCAGATACTTTCAAAGTAAAGTATAATAAGAATATAGGAGGAGGAAGCTTTACTTTTGATGATTATACTATAACAATAGGTACATACCATTTAAAAAGGTCTCCTAAAACAGTATTTTCTACAATCTTACATGAAGTATCTGAGATAGCCCATGTTATTTGTAATACCAGATATGATGATAACGGTACACTACAAGATTTTAAATTCTTTATGAGTCATAAGGAGTTTCAAGTACATAATGAAATAGTGGCTACAGCTATTCAACAGTTTATAAAATAATGGAATTTAAAAAGCTTGATAAACCTTTTAGTTGAAAAATTTAAAAGTAATGGATTCTCTAATTTAGAAAAATTATATGCCAAACTAATAGCAGAAAAAATAATACATGAAGAAGAAAAGATTAGATGAATATGATTCAGGCAAACTAAATTCTATTAGAAACCCAGATGGTTTTTGGATTAATACTAGTCCATTCAGTGAAGCAGGTAATCACTTCACCAAATATGGTTATTATTGTGCTGATCCCTGGGGTTCTCCATCCTGGTATGAATACTGGCTAGAACAAAGAAAAAGATGTATTGAAGGATATTCTGTAGGTGGTGCCAAAATAACTGGTGACCACTATTTCTACTTAAATTTTTGTCCTATACAAAAAGTAGAGGACACTAATGCTCTTAAATCTAGAAAGATTAAAGGTTTCCCTGATTTTTGGGATGGTGACTTTAATTATTTTTGGGTAAGAGAAATAGCCAGACAGGGGATATTTGATCCTTTAGTGGAAAATGAAGAAGAAAGACAAGCATTTGTAGAATTAGATGATATATCTCAAGCTACTAAATTAAAAAAGCTATTTGAATCTTTAAAATTAGAAGTTAAAATAGAAGTCAACTATTTAAGAGGAGGATTTAATCTTATTGTAGGTAAATCAAGACGGAAAGGATACTCTTATAAAGCTGCTGCTGTAGCTTCAAGAGCCTACTATACAAAACCTAATTCATTAATAATTTTTGGTGCTTATGAGAAAAAGTATTTATACCCTGGTGGTATTTTTACTATGGCTCGTAATAATATTGGATTCATAAATAGTGAAACAGGTTGGGCTATGCCCTCTGATGTAGTTGACAAACAAGATTATGTTAAGGCTTCTTATATTGAATACAAGAATGGTATTAAAATAGAAAAAGGGTTTAAAAGTCAGATAATGGCCCTGACTTTTAAAGATAATGCTGATGCAGCCCGTGGTAAAGATGCTGAAGAAATCTTTTTTGAAGAGTCTGGTGCATTTGGTACCCCCGGACTACTAAAGCAATCCTATGCTGCATCACAAGATTGTGTTATGGCTGGTGCTATTAAAACGGGTTTAATTACAGTATTTGGAACTTCAGGGGATATGGAGGGTGGAACGGCAGACTATGCTGATATGCACTCAAGACCTGCTGCCTTTGGTTTACTACCTTTTAAGAACATATGGGATGAAGGTATGGAAGATGGTACTTCTGGATTTTTTCACCCTATTACTTGGAATATGGAGGGACACTATGATGCTCAGGGCAATTCAGACAAAGCCTCAGCTAATGCTGCTGAAATGAAAGAGAGAGAAGAACTAATTAAAAATGGTGCCACCTCCTCAGAAATACAAAAAAGAATGCAGGAAAAACCTAGAGGTCCGGGGGAAGCATTTGCTGCTGTATCTGTCAATAATTTTCCTGTAGTCGAATTAAAGAGACAATTACAAAAGGTTAAATCTCTAAACTGGAATAAACTTAAGGGTACTCCCGTAAGATTTGAAAGAGAAGATAGAAAAGTCAAAGCTATTCCAATCTTAGATGGCAGTGTAGAACCTATAACCAGTTTTTATAATGTACCAGTTAATAAGAGAGGTTGTCCAGTAATATATGAATCTCCAGTTGTTGATGCACCCAGGGGTCTATATAAAATAGGATATGACCCTGTCAGACAAGATAGTGGTACATCTTTAGCTGCCATAATTGTTTATAAGGGTGTACATAAGGGTTCACTTTTTCATGATACCATTGTAGCTGAATACATTGGTAGAAGAGAAGACCCAGAAGATATGGATAGGATAGCAGAAGATTTTGCTGACTTATATAATACTCAAATAATGTATGAAAATGAAGTGACAGGAGTTAAAAATTATTTTAGGAGAATTAAGAGACTAAATTTATTGGCTGCTCAACCAGATTCAGTAATTAGTAAAAACATAAAGAAAAGTAGAGTAGCTCGTGTTTATGGTTGTCATATGAATTTACAATTAAAGGATGCTGCTGAAAGATATATAAAAACTTGGCTACAAACCAAACTAGATACAGATGAAAATGGGGATGCTATAACTGTAATAGATAAAATTTATTCTGTTAGATTACTAGAAGAACTGATAAGTTATCATAGAAAGGGTAACTTTGACTTAGTATCAGCGTTAGGTATGGCAATGATGCAGGTTCAAGAAGAGGTTTTAGGTAAAGAACATGTATCGAGAAAAGAAAATAACAGTATTAAGAAATTATTAGAGATGAGTAAAAATATGTATAAAAATACATCATGGATAGGAAAATAAGACATAAACAAAGACTTACATTAAGAGAAAAAAGAGCCAATGATAATCAATGGTTCAAGGATCAAGCTGATTCATTAGATTCTGAACATAATACTTTAGGATATTATCTTTCTGGTAACACAGAGTATAAGAAAATGAAGGTTAACTACGATCTTTTTAATAATATTCTTAATCAGGAAGATTTTACTTATGTATGTGCTCCTTTTGGTGCGCATGTAGGGGAACTACCTGCTCAAATGGTTAATCGAGATATTAGTTCCGGTAAAATTAAAGCCATTTTGGGAATGGAAATTAAGAGACCTTTTTCTTGGAAAGTGATAGCCACTAACCCAGAAGCTACTACTAGAAAAGAAACAGAGCAGTTTTCTCAAATTCGACAATTTGTAGTAGATCAAATTATGGCACCTATAAAGGAAGAGGAAGAAATGAAAGCTGCTCAGGCCCAAAAAGGTCAAGAACTAACAGAAGATGAGAAAAATCAAATTAAACAGCAAGTACAACAAAGTATACAATCTAGAACTCCTGATTCAGTAAAGAAATATATGGAGAGAGAACATCAAGACCCTGCTGAAGTACTATCTCACCAATTATTAGAATATGGTATTCAAAAAAATCAGGTTAAAAAGAAATTTAATCAAGCTTTTAAACATGCGATGTTAGTAGCCAAAGAGGTTCTTTATGTAGGAATAGTCAACGGAGAGCCTGTTTTGTGGGATATAAATCCTATAGGATTTAATTCAGACCCATCTCCCAATTTAGATTTTATAGAAGATGGGGATTGGGCAACTTGTGAATACAAAATGACTCCTAGTCAAATTATAAGAAACTTTGGAGACGATCTAAGTGAAAAAGAAATAGATCAGATTTATGAAGATTATAATCATTTTAAAAATGAATTAATACCCGGGCAGATGTTTTCATCTAATTACACAGATGAAGATACTTTATATGAAGATAATCATATTAGGGTTCTTCATTGTACTTGGAAATCTTTAAGAAAGATTGGTATTCTTACTTATATTGATAAGGAAGGAGAAGAACAAGTAGTTGTGGTGGGAGAACAATACAAATTGGATGAAGACTATGGGGATGTAAACATAGAATGGAGTTGGGTTCCTGAAACCTATGAAACCTGGAAAATAGGCAAAGATATTTATAAAAAGATGGGACCTATACCAGGACAGTTTAAAGATTTAGATAATATATATTACTGTAAGTTACCATATTATGGTGCTATTCATGATGCTACTAACTCTAAGCCTACTTCTCTGATGGATAGGCTAAAGGTCTATCAGTACTACTTTAATATAGTAATGTATAGATTAGAACTTATGCTTGCATCAGATAAAGGAAAAAAGATATTAATGAATATTAATGCTCTGCCTAAAGATAAAGGAATGGATATTGAGCAGTGGCAATATTTCTTTGAGAGCACCCCATTTGCTTGGTTTAATCCTGATGAAGAGGGAATGGAATATAGTGATGTAAATACTATGGCTAAAGTCCTTGATCTATCTCTTGCCTCAGATATAGGAAAATATATAGAAATAGCCGAGTATTTAAAAAAACAAGCAGGAGAATCTGTAGGGATTACACCTCAAATAGAAGGTCAAATAGGGTCTCATGATGCGGTAACTAATACGAGACAAGCCTTAATACAATCTTCTCATATACTGGAACCCTACTTTGAATTACATAACTTAGTAAAGAAAAATGTTTTACAAGCCTTGTTAGAAGCCTATAAGGTTGCATATTCTTCTTCAAAGAAAAAGACCATAAGTTATGTTTTAGACGACTTATCTCAAAAGATGCTTAATGTAGATGTAGGACTATTAGATAATAGTACTCTAGGTCTATTTGTATCTAACTCTTCAAAGGCTGAAGAAGCTAAAGAAACTATTAGACAGTATGCTTTTGCTGCATTACAAAATCAAAAAGTAGAATTATCAGATGTAATTTCTATTATTAGACAGGAGGGCATAGTAGAAGCAGAAGAGACACTGAAAGCGGCAGAGGCAGAAAGAAGAGAGTTTGAACAGTCACAGCAACAAGGACAATCTAAGGCTATGGCAGAAGAACAAGACAAAATGAGAAACTTTGAGAGAGAAAAAATGCAGCATGAAAAAGAATTAGCTATACTTAAGGAAACAGAAAGAAGAGAGACAGAATTACAAAAAGCTGCTTTAATGGGTATGTCTTTTAACCCTGAAAGTGATCGAGATAAAGATGGAGTGAATGATTTCCTTGAAGTTGCTAGACATGGGCTGGACGCAGATATAAAAGTATCTAAGCAACAGTTAGAAAGGGAAAAATTTGAACATCAAAAGGAAGTAGATAAACAGAAAATTAATCTTGAAAAGAAGAAATTAAACCAACCTAAAACTTAAAAAGCTATTAGAGCTAATAATTCTAAATTACATTTTAGAATTAACTAAAGTTAATAATAAAAGTTAAATTTGAGCAATGATTGAAAAGAGCAACGATAATACGCTAGAGAATTTTAGTGGCTGGGACAATGGTCCTAGTGATATAGATTTTTTCTCTACTGATGAAGTTCAGCTAGATGTAGAAACTAAAAAAGAAGAAAAAAAGGAAGAAGCTGAAAAGAAAGATAAAATTGATAATAAAAGTACTGACGATACTTCTGCTAAAGAGGATAATGACGATAAAGATGAAATTTCTTTCTTTTCAGCCGATTCCGAAGAGGTTGAAGAAGGGTCTTTATTTAGTACAAAAGAAGAAAATAAGGATGAAGATATAGAAATAAAAAAAATTTCTACTACACCTGCCGTTTCTACTTTAAATTATATGTCAGAATCTGGACTATTTGAATTATCTGAAGACACTGAAATAACTGAAGAGAATGCTCCTGATATACTAAAAGAAGCCCTGGAATCTAAGGCTGAAAAGATGGTAGAAGAAATGATGGGAAACCTCCCTGGAGAAGATAAAGATACTATAAAGTATATTCTTAATGGGGGTAAAATATCTACTCTTATCAATTCTTTAAAAGAACAGTCTAGCGGGGAACTGTCAGAAGATATGGATTTAAGTAAAGTAGAAAACCAAAAGAGTGTGGCTAGAAAAATGCTAGAGCAGGAATATGAGGATTCAGACTTTATTGATATTCAGTTAGAGGCTCTTGAAGAATCCGGTAAACTAGAAAAGTTTGCCAATAATAGATTTGAAAAGTGGAAGACTAATAAAGAAAAAACAAGAAAGGAACTAGTTAAACAACAGAAAATACAAAAACAAGAGCAATCAAGAAGAGAAAAAGAGTATAAACAATCTTTTATTAACTTAGTAAAAGATAAAGAAGAATTAAATGGAATTTCTCTTTCTGAAAAAGATAAAGCTGAACTACCATCTTACATTTCGGATAGAAATATTAAACTAGAAAGTGGTCAGACTATATCAAAAATGCAACAGGATTTGTATACGGCTCTTCAAGACAATGAGAAAGCATTAATATTAGCTAAACTTTTAAAAGAAGATTTTAACCTTGAAAGCATTGAAAATAAAGCAGTAAGTAAAGTTAGTAAGAAAGTAAGAGAAGGATTAAGAAGGAACAGCAATAAAACACAGTCTAAAAATAGCAAAAAATCATTAATAGACTACTTTAGTTAAATTTTTAAATTAAAATAATATGGCAACATTTGGTAATAAATTAGTTACCCATCAAATGAAATGGAATGCTAATATGACAGACCTAAATCACTTAGGTATGGCATTAAAGGCACAACCACATAAAATGATGGGAGTTATGGATCAACTCTTTTCAGCTAAAAATTACTACTCAGGAAATGCTCTTTCGAGTATTCTTATGGGTAATTCTAAAACAGAAAAGAAAATTGGTCAAAATTCATGGGAATGGGAACTTAAAGGGGCTAACACCAGACCTTTGGTAATTTTAGAAAATGTGCTTAACTCGGCCATTACAATGCCGGGTAAAATGAGAACCACATTTACTATTAAATTAGACGAACCTTGGTACCTTCCTAGTGATGTTATTATGCCGGGAGATCATAAGTATCAGGTAAGAATACAAGATCACGCACAGCCTCATGGAGATGGATGGATTTATACTGTAAGGCTCATGAACGACGATCCCCAAGCGTTTCTTCCACTTAGGTTTTTAGAACCAGGAGCACAATGGGTTAAGTTATATGCTCAATCAGCAGAGGCTAACGAACAAAGAGGTTCTACTATTTTTAGTACACCGTTAGGACTGCAAAATAGAATGGGTAAGTTTTCTAAGCAATACAAGATTACTGATTATGCATCAACTGAAGTTTTGGCTGTAGGTATTGCAGACAGTAACGGAAAACTGCACCAATCATGGATTAAGTTTGCTGAGATTGAATACTGGATGCAGTGGTATCAGGAATTAGAAAGATCACGTTGGTATTCACGTTCAACAGATACTGTTCTTGACGCTAATGGTCGTCCTCTATTTTCAGGTCCTGGTGTAGAAGAGCAGTTAGAAGATTCACACAAGGCCCGCTATACTCACCTGACAGCTAAGTTTGCTGAGGAGTATCTAATGGATATTTACTATGGAAGAGTTAAGCCCGGACAAGGAAGAAATGTTAAAGGTTTTGCAGGAGAGTATGCTATGCTTAACTGGCATAGAGCACTAGATGACTGGAGCCAGAAATCAGGATTTGTTCGTAACGTTGAAACCTTTACTAATAAAGTAAAGTCAGAGTACCACAATAATGCCCTTTCAGTAGGATATAAGATGGTTCGTTATGAGATGGCTAATGGGTCTAGTCTAGAATTAGTCCATAATCCGGTTTATGATGATCGTAGTCTTAACTTTGAAATTGACCCGGTTACTGGTTACCCCTATGAAAGCCAGAAAATTACCTTCCTTGATTTCTCAGGTGACAATGGTACTTCTAACGTTGAACTTATGAAAAGAGAAAACTCTGAAGCGTTTACATATGTAAATGGTCTGTTTGGACCTACTGGCCCTAAGAGTGGTGGACAATCCTCTCACGGTGGTTCATACTATGAGATGCACGTAGAGCAAGTTTCGGGTATTCACATTAAGGATATTACTAAATGTGGTCAACTAGAAGTTGATAGAAATTATTAATATATTTGTGGGTAGGTAACAAATATTTACCTACCCACAAATTTTAACTAAAAACATAATAATGAAGATTGAAGTAAGACCCATCGAAAAAAAGAGATGGCATGGTAAGAAAGGCAAAGAATCTTTTAAAAGACCCACTATACTATCTGCTTTAGTTAATACTAAAAGTATGACTTATGATACTGGTCTTAATGAAGAACAGAGAGAAAGACTTGAAAAATCTTTAGGTGTTAATCTTGATAATAGGTGGAATAGAGATGTTCCTCATGAGTTTTGGGATTCCAGAATGGGACAGGTAAAACTAGAAAATAGGACTATGTTTTTTGATACTAATATTCCTCTAGAAGAGGTTTATATTAGTATGTTAAAAGCCTCAAAATATGTAGCTAATAGTAAAACCGACCTAGATTTAGGAAGGTATCCTGAAGCGGAATTTGTAATATTTGATGAAAAAGAAGAAATAGGGGTTAAAGCTAAAAAAGTGGCCTTAAAAAGAAAAGCCACGAAAGAGACCTCAGGATTATCTAAATCTAGAAAAGATCAATTAGTTTTACTCTTAACTGGTAAAAACTTTAAAGATAAATCTTCTGACTTCTTAGATGTAGAAATTGATAAACTAATTGAATCTGGAAAATCTTCAGAAATTCTTCATTATCTTTCAAGAGATACTTCATTAGTTAGTACTGAAGCTT